AGCAGGCCAAGTCCCAACAGGAATTTCAGGCTGCCCTCGACCGGGCGGCCGAGGCCTTGAAGCGAGCTAACAAGGAGGCTGGGACGTGAAGCAGGAAGACATCGCCGAACTCACCAGACTGACCGCAGTCGTCATGATCAACTACAAGCCGGAGCCTGGTCGTCCACTCGGTCCTGTCGGAAAACTGGTCAGCTTTGCCATCGACCTGGTTGAGTCGGGTCGGCTCAACGATCCCCCCGTGGTCCCAGCCCGCGGACCGCATGACTGGGAGCGGGGTTTCGAGCAGGGCTGGGGGCAGGGTTTCGAGCGGGGTTTCGAGCGGGGACAAGGGGGGGTTCGAGCGGCGACGAGGGAGCGCCTGAGGAGTCTTATGAGCAAGGCTGACGAAGAGGTCAAGAGGGCCGCCGAGGCGCTCGTGCGAGCCCAGCAGGCCAAGACCCCCAAGGAGCGTCAAGAGGCCGTGGACGAGGCGACGGAAGCCTTCAAGCGGGCCGAGAAGGAGGGCACGTGACTGAACCGCTGGACTTCGGGCTCCGCGTCGCGCAGCGACAGTGGGGAACGGTCCTGATCAACCCCATGCCGATGCTCGCCCGCGTCGCGTACGAAGCGACGCGGGCGAGTGCGGCACACCGGCGCGCGCGGGTCAACGCCCGCAAGCGTCCACACCGAGGAGGAAAGCGATGAGCTGGGACCCGAGCTGGGAGGATTTCCAGGAGAAGATGAACATTCCTGGCTTTCAGGCAGCGAGCGACCAGGATCAGAAGGCCGGCCAGGACATGATGGCCAAGTTGCTGGCCTATGCCTTCGCCATCCAGGAGTGCCTGGAGAACGAAGATCACAGGTCCGCGCTCGTCGGCGGCGTCGAGCTGGTCAACCTGATGGTGAGGGTAGGCGAGAAGTCACTGATCAACGCCATGATCTGCGCGCTCGGCCAGGTCATGCAGCAGATGCGCTACCGCCTGTTGCCTGACGGCTCCGTCTCTGAGCTGAACGATTTCCTGATTGCGAACCGGGACGCGGTCACCTTCGTAGGTAGCATGTCCGACTACCGTCTCGGTCCGCAGTGGAGGAACGGTGACTGATCACCCGGGCCTGCCCGATGGCGTGCGCACGATGTCCTCCATGACGCCGGAGGAGGCGCGGATAGCCGATCACAACATCGAGGTCACGGTCGAGTGGGCGAACACCTACCTCGGCCTGATGCACGAACACATGGAAGAGGCGCACGCCGACGAGCACCCGTTCTGCTCGCCGCTGTGCATGTCCATCGACATGATCAACATGATCGCGGAGCTGAGCCTCACCAAGGCTCAAATGATCATTTCGGTCCTCATGGACCACACCTTCAAGCAGACGCACGGCAACGAGATGGTGGGAGTCCCTGATGAGCACGGCGGTCCTTGATCGGGAAGCGGTCGAGAGGATCGCCGAGCAGGTCACCGCGGAGGAGGACAACCACATCTACTGCTGCATCGACGTGCGCCCGGTCTGCGGCGTGCTCCTGCCGCCGATAGACGTCTGGGCGCTGGGATTCAACGGGCCAGTGGATTGCGTCTCCTGCGCCGCGATCGAGGCGGGACTCACGTTGTGGACCTGTCCCCGCTGTGGTTGCTCGATCAACGTCTGCTGCGATCTGTGCTGCAAGCACGAGGACAGGGAATACTGCAACCCGCGCGAACCGAACTCTAAGTGATCCACACTATGCGGGCCGGCCTGGGGAACGTTCCCTCGCCGGCCCGCCGTGTGTCTGGAGCCACAGATACTTCCCAGGGGTACCCTGGGGTCAAGCTGATCAAGCCTTGAAGGAGGCATACCGAGTGATCGACGTACCCGCCATGCTGGCCCCGCCGGAGGGCTGGGTCGATACCGCTCAACAGGCCCAGATGCGCGCCTGCCTTGTCGCTGCCCTGTCCGGGCACGACGCCCCTACAACCGTACGTATCGCGTCCGAGCTGATCGCGGTCATGCGTGACCAGCTACTCTCCGGCGCCGCCCTTGTGCGTCGGCAGGCCGCCCGCGAAGCCCGCGAGACGATGGACAAGAGTGCCCTCGCGCTGGCCAGCGGCCAGACCGTCCAAACCATCGCCCGACTGTTGACGGAGTCACGAGCATGACCGAGCAGACCGAAGAGATCGACAGCGAGATCCAGTACTTCACGTTCATGAAGCCGGACGGCTGGACGTCGACATTCTGGTGGCCCACCTTCGGCGACGCCGCGACTGCGGCCTTCGCCTCCGGTCAGGGCAATCACACGTGGGTGCGGGTGATCAGCAAGGACGGCACGATCGACAACGTTGTCGCGCGTACGGATGCGGGGAATCCCTTGACCTGACCCCTACGTACCCCCCATACTGAGACGAAGGACGGCGCGGATCGTAGACATGAGTCGCGATTCGCGCCTGTCTCATGGAAGGGGAGGAATGAAGCGAGTGCTGATACAGCCAGAGGTGATCGAGAACCTGCTGGCCGGTGACTGTACGGACAGATGTCAGGTCACGAGCCGTCTCATCGCGCCGATGGCCAGGACGAGGAAGATCTTGAAGTCTCTCGACCTGGCCCTGGACGAGGTGTGGGGGATCTCCCTGACGGTCGTGCCCGATCCACTCATGCGTGGCGGGCACTACCAGACCACTCGACGTGAGGTGGTTTCTTGCCCCGATGGCATATGGCGGGTCCAGGAGACCTTGGAAGATCACGTCGTGACCTACTGGCAGGCCGCGATCTGGCGGCGCTATGAGGTCATCGTCTCGGGCCTGCCGCGCGCGCTGGCCGAGTTCTACCGAATCGCGGAGAGCCACTATGAGCGTTCTTGAGCCCAGATACGTGCACGCCTTCCAGGACATTGAGGAGCAGGCTCGCAAGAGGGGCCTGGAGCCCCTGGAGCTGCTCAACACCTTCGGCCTGCTGGCCACACCCAAGCTCCTGCACGACAACGAGATCCGCACGCTGGAGAGCCTGTACCGCCGGCTGGAGAACACTTCCGCGGCGGCGATCCTGGCTGTCTACACCTCGCGGGGCTCCGGCACGCCGGAGGCGATGTTCCAGGCGATCCTCGAATGGCTGGAGGCCGTCATCAACGCGATGGCCAAGGGCGATCCGAACGTGACGACATGAACGGTCCGATTCTGCTGTGCATCCCGGTCGACCGCTCAGGGTTGCCCCAGTGCCCCGAGCTGGACGCCATCGTCATCACCGACCTCTACACGCTCAAGCAGTGTGGGCGCTGTGGACAAGACGTCTGGATGGGTCCGCGCCAACTGGCCTATTACAAGGTCGATCCAGACGACTCGATCATCTTCTGCATGGTGTGCGCGGTCCACGTTCTACCAGATGGCGGAACGGCGAATCTTCACCAGCTCGGCGGAGGCTACCCCACGGAAGGTAGGCCGAGGACGTGACAATTTGGGCGATCATCGCACAGCTCGCAGATTGGGTCGGCTTTACATGGCTCATGGCCGCGGTGCCCGTCTACCTCGTCCAGGTGGGACTGGTCGATTTCCCATCGACAAGGATGAGCCAGTTCTTTCGGTTCGTCTATTTCGAGCTACGTCCGTTCTATATCCCCTGCTGTACCGTCTACTGGACGTACCAGCTCGCCACTCACATGGCCTGGTACAGCTACATCCTCCTGGCAATGCAAGTCTGGAATTGGTTCATGCTCCGCGATGTCGGCGGCGATGACGACCGGTGGAAGCGTCGCGCCAAGAAGCTCGCCAGCAAGGTGGCGGTCCAGGCCGGCAAGCTCGTGGTCGTTCCTGCGAGAGCGGGGACGTGATGGATGGGCCAGCCTTCGAACTCCGATGGGACGGAGCCAGCACGCGCCAGCACCCTGAGGGCTACTGGCATGCCCGCACTGCCGACCGCAAATGGGACGCGGTGGGGAGCACACCACTGGCCGCGCTGTCCAACCTGGTGACCGAGCTTCACAAGGCTCTGACGGAGAAGGCGGGTTCATCATGATGGCGCTCTGGCTCTACCTGATCGTCACCGTGCTCACGGGTGCTGTGTGCGCCGTCCTGGTCAACCCGACCATCAGGGAGCGCACGGCCGACGACCTCAGCAACATCTTCGCCATCCTGGACGAAGGCAGGGCGGCCCTCTTGTCCTGGCGGGGGCGCCTCGCCTACGCGCGTAAGCGGACGCCTCGGCACTCCAGGCTTCGTCCGTACGAAGGGGAAGGCTACTGCGGCCTGGACCACTCGTGACCGGGCGCCGGCAGTGGGAGTCACTTATCCCAGTCGTGAGCAAAGAGCTCGCGAGGAATCGCATGAAGATCTACGCGGAAGGCTACAAGCTGGCCCTGGAGGACGTCCTGAAAGACATCGAAAGCATGTCTCAGGGCTCCTACGAGATGCCCTACTTCGAAGCTCTCGATGCCGTCAAGGCTGAGGTGACGGAGAGCTTGAAAAGCTGCCTGAAGACGCTGGAGGCGCTATGACGTGGGAGAAGGGCGCGATCATGCGCTGCGATACGTGCAGCGAGCTGATCGACAGCGATTCCAACCGTGTCGAGACCATCGCGCGGGCACGGGCGCGCGGATGGGGAGTCTTCGACGGGCGCAACATCGGGGGCACGTCGATGGTCTCCCACATCTGCCCGAAGTGCATGGGCACGAACAGGTCGCGCCTGCCGGCGCCGCCTGCGCGGCTTGAGGAAGACGAGCCACTGTTCTAGAAGGGAAGAGACATGACCGCTCTTACTGACCTGAGCCCAAAGGAGAAGGCAGCTACGGCCAAGCTGGTGGCGGCCTTCATGAACGACGACATGGAGATGTGCTCGGCGATCACGCGCGACATGGATATCGACGGGATGCTCCGTCTGGCCATGGCGTTCGAGGTCATGGAGGTGACCCTGCGGGTCATCCGCAAGAAGCGCATGGCGGCCCTCATCACGAGCGCGGGCGAGGCCCACGCCGACGAGCCGCTTGACGACCACTCGGAGTTGTACTGAGCGTCCTAGGAAGCTTGTCGGGCGAACGCCCTGTGTGAAATTCGAAATGGGAGAGAGGAAAGTCGTGGCTCAAGATCTGAAGAAGCTCGTCAACGAACACTCCACAGTGGACCTGACCGAGCATCACAAGCTCGCCCTCCTGCTGGTCCAGGCCCAGGAGACCGAGAAGTACTGGAGAGACAAGGTCGCCCGCTACAAGCAGGAGCTGCGCGGGCTGGCGGGCGACGCGGAGGTGTTGCTCGTCAACGGCGAGCCCGTCTTCACCAACATGCCGATCGACCGGCTCAACACCACCGCGCTCAAGGCGGAAGAGCCCGACCTGTACGAGATCTACCAGCACGAGGTCACCAAGACCGAGCTGGACGAGGGTCTCCTGAAGACCGCTCGCCCCGATATCTGGGCACGCTTCGCCGTGCGCCAGTTCAAGCAGGTCCAGTGACCATGAAGCGCCGAATCGAGCCGTTTGACATCCTGCTCATGGTGTTCGCCGCGGTATCCGTCATCGTGCTCTGGGTCACGCTGGTGGCCTGCTCGGCGCCTCAGCGCGGCACCGTGTATGACAAGCGGTACTCGCCGCCGTACAGCTACACCAGCTATGACTGTGCCAGCTATGGCAGGAACGGGGGCTGCACGCTCCGCCTGCCTAGCCAGCACTACTGGCCCGCGTCCTGGCAGCTCTGCCTGCGCGAAGGCGATAAGACGGGTTGCCGAGACGTCGACGAGCGAAGCTGGCACGACTATCAGATCGGCCAGCGATATCCATAGAGGCGGGGACCTGCATTCTTAGCCTGTGCAGGTCCCCTTCCATCGAAGGAGCCAGACAGTGAACAAGCCCCGCGAGAAGGGCACGATGGCGGAGTCCGCGGTTGTGGGCTACCTGCGCAACAATGGCTTCCCGTACGCGGAGCGCAGGTCGCTCAAGGGCTCGCTCGACCAGGGCGACGTCACGGGCACGCCTGGGCTGTGCTGGGAGGTGAAGTACGCCAACGGTGGCCTCCGGCTGGGGACGTGGATGGGCGAGACCGCGCTGGAGACGCTGAACGCGGGCGCCGAGCACGGCATCCTCGTGGTGAAGCCATCCACGCTGGGCGCGAAATCGGTGCCCTGGTGGTACGCGGTCATGCCGGCGATGGAGCATGAGAAGCTCCTCTTCCAGGCCGGCCTGATCAACAACATCTTGCTGCCCATGCCCTTCACCTTCACGGCCGGCAACCTGAAGATTGCCCTGGTCCAGGCCGAGTACTCGCTCGCGACCCTAGTGAGGACCAACACGTTCGCCGTGACCGCGATCCCGCCGGGTTGCAAGTCCAGGCCAAGCATGCACTATCGCGTGATGTACCTGGAACAGATGGTCCGGTTGGTCAGACAGGCAGGTTATGGAAATCCCTTTCATGAAGACACCACAGGAGTTCCACGAGAGTAACCACCAGTTCACGCACGCTACGTTCGAGGAGTGCTGGCAGTGCGGCAAGCAGCGGGCTCAGTGCAAGGGCAAGCGCCCTTTCAGCGACCGCTGGAGCGCTGATCGGTATGCGCAGGAGCACAACGAGGAGCAGGGCTTCGACTGTCCACTTGCGACATATCGCTGTCGCTGGTGTCTGAAGATCCACCTGACGTCCACATTGGACATATTCCAGATGCGCAGGGTCGAGCGCCGTCGCAGGTCCTGGCTGACCAAGAATGAGGTGGAGCGACGTGCAGCGCAAGCACAAGATCTTTAAGTTCGGAGGTCGCTGGTATGCGCTATGTCGATCATGCCCTGGCTTAATTATCGGGAAGAATCGAGACGAAGTCGGGTCGTGGCTACAGGATCACGCGACTAGCGGCTGGCATCGAGGCTTCGATCGTTGACCGGCCCGCCGGCCTCTGTCACACTTGAGGGGTACGTTCCCCCGAGGTCGGAGCCCTCATGTTCGAGCATGACGCGGCGAAGTGGTACTTCTTCGCCTTCGAAGTCCTATTCCTCCAGTTCCTCACGTTGCTCAACCTCGTCTACGCATTCAACGTGGGCCGACCCTGCGTCTACCGTCACAGTCAAAGGAGAAGTCATGAATCCAGAGCACGGCGAGCCGGGGCACGTCTGTCCGTCACAGTGGCCGAACGGGCAATTTAGCCTGATCGAGGGTCTGCCCGGCGAAGATCCCCTGCATCTGACGATGCAGAGCCTGGAAGCTGAGATGGAGGCCATGGGCTGGGACATCAGGCCCAAAATGTTCATGATGGTGAATGTTCCCGACGTTGCCGAGGGTACCGATGTCCAGGGCGCGATCGAGTTCATCATGCCCGAGCCCTGGTATGAGGCGCCCAATCATGTCGGGCCGACATTCCTGGCTTGGCTCAGGGATTACCCGCCCGCGCGCGCTGGGGTGCGCAGGTACATGAGCAACCTGCCGGGCTTCATTGGCATGATCCTTTTCGCTGAGGGCTGGACCGCGAAGATGCCGCCCGAAGGCCACCCCGATCGCGAGGCGTGGAACCAGGCACGCATGGCGGGCGGGTTCCACCTCTTGTCCTGGCGCGAGGAGGAGCGGTTTGGTATTGCGTGCATGCTGGACGGGCGCCGGCTCATGATCTCGCGCAAGAGGGGAGAGTTCCCTCAGATGCGGGAGCCCGGCGTCAACGTCGTGGAGGTCGGCGGCCAGATGGCTGCGACGCTGATGGAGACCTGCCAGGAGATCGAGATGATCAGATGGGAGATGCCGTGAAGATCTGGTATGACCTGGAATTCATCGAACGGGGGCGCGACCTACCGATGGAGTTGATCTCTGTCGGCATGGTGCGTGAGGACGGCGAGGCGCTCTACCTGATCAACGCCGACGTCTCGCTGTCGCAGATCGCCCGCCACGTCTGGCTCGCCCTCAATGTCTGGCCCACACTCCCGCTGGCCAACCCGAACGACAACATCCTGGCCTGGGACACCGAGCACGTCGACTACCCGCGGGTACTGGCGCTGGACACGATCGCCTCGAAGGTGCTGGAGTTCTGCACAGCCGATGGCGAGGAGCCCGAACTCTGGGCGTACTACGGCGCGTACGGCCACGTGATCCTGTCCCAGATGTTCGGCACGATGGCCGAGCTACCGCCGGGCATGCCGATGTTCACCAACGACATCGTGCAGGAGTGGAAGCGTCAGGGCTGCCCGCAGCTCCCGCCCCAGCAGCACGTTCAGCACCACGCCCTGGAAGACGCTCAGTGGGTGCGTGAGGCCCACAAGTGGCTGGAGCTGAACGCAGGCGTGAACGCCAGCCTGGGCGCATCGCTGGACCGCATTCGGGCGCGCGACATCGGTCTCCAGTTCGACGACGAGGAGATCGGTCACCTCGCTCTCGAAGCTGAGCACGGGTACGACATCGATCAATTGAAGGAGAGCGAGAAATGATCAACGTATTCACTTCGGTCTGGGACAAGGACATCGGCGGCCCGGGCGAAGTTCGCTACGTCGTCGACGCGGAAGAGATCACCTTGACGGACACGGAGGGCGGCGTGCCCTCTCTCCTGCTGACCGACGAGAACGGAATCCTGGTGGCCGTCTTTCGGGACTGGACCCGTGCCGGCCACCTGGGTCTGCTATCTGATGGTGTACGCGACACAGGTGACGCCGGTTCCGCTGACGTCGACCAGTAGCTGCGAGCCGTAGCGCTCGCGAGGGAAGTTCCCTGTCTTACCGACCTGCCCGTTGCTCAGCGTGTACGTGCGCGAGGTGACGGGCAGGTTTTGGTCTACCTGCTCGGGCACTTCGACCGAGACCGTACGGGTGGCGCCTGAGGAGTTGGTGAACTCCAGGAACGTGGCGCCGTCGTTCAGCACGAAGCTTCCGTTCACGTTGTCCAGCGTCGAGGGCGTGGGGTTGGGCGTGAAGCTCACTCGGGTCAGTCGGGTGAGGACGATGCTCGCTCGCGCCACTGCTTCACCCTTCCGTACTGGTACCCACGATGGTCGTGGGGATCTTGTCGCTGGGACAACAGGTCCATGCTAGCCGGATTGGCCAGCCCCCAGGTCACCATGTTGAGGATGTCCTGGGCGAGCTGTCGGGCGTTCCACTGGTCCCGGCCCACGACGGTCATGTTGAGCTGCACCACGCTGAACATGCCCCCGTCCACGCCGTGACAGGTGATCCGCTTGTCGCCGTCACAGGCCCAGCCCATGATCTTGCGGGCCTGACGGGTCATCTTCTCCACGTCGCCGTCCGCCGGCGTGAGCGTGTAGCAGAAGGTCCTCGCCGAGCCGGGCATCTACCCCACCACAACCTGCGTCTTGTCGGGGTCCTCGGGCGCGGTAGCGGGAGGAGGCACCTGGAGGGCCAGGCGCTCCACGGTCGCCTGGAGGTTCTTGATCGTGGTCATCATGTCCGAGGTGTTCCCGTTGACCTTGGTGTCGACGCTATCCATCTTCTGATAGACGGCGACGCCAAGGCCACCGAGCACGGGCACTCCCACGACGGCCGCCAGAGTCAGGATGACCGTCACGTCTTTACCCAGGGCGACTAACGTGATCGCCCCTGCGACAAGCATGAAAACAATGGCCACTGAAGCCCAGATCACATGGGGATTCTTCACGTTCATATGTCCGATGTTAATGCTTTACCAGTGTAGAAACGATCTCTACGCGATGCAGCGTCGAACGAAATCCGGTGACTACGGTGGTCCGGGTAGCCATGGTCAGGGTAGCGGCCATCAGGGTGAGGCATGGATGACGGCGGTAGCGCCCTCCAGCGCCGTCCGGACGGCCTGCGTGAGGTCATCGCGGGACAGGGTGTCGGCCGGCAGCTTGGCCGCCAGAGCGTCGACCAGCTTGACAGCGAGGGCATCGCTCGCCTCGGTGATCGCGGCCGTGACAGCCTGGCCGATCGCAGCCAGCTCGGTAGGGTCGACGTCGGCCTTCGCTGCGATCGCCTTGACGATCGCCTCGATCCGGCCGACCCCCTGAGTGGCATCGGCAACCCAGGGATGGATGTTCCAGTGCACCAAGTTGTAAATGTCCTGCAATTGCGCCGCTTGTTCTGGCGTCATGTCGCCATCCTCCTGTGCGAGAAATGCCCGGAATTGATCCAGGCTCCCCCTGAAGCCATTGAAGTCGACAGGGAAGCCATTGAACATCTGCTTGTCGGTGTACTGCCAGACCAGCGGCGTGATGCCACCGTACGTGCCCCAGCCGGGACCAGCGTCCGTGTAGCCCCCGGCCGGGTAGTTCGAGGACACGATCCCCAGCCCAGCGGCCACCAGTGGGCGCAGGTCGGGCCTGCCGCTGTCGGTCCAGACCCACTGCGGCGCGTACTCCAGCACCACCCGACCACCGCGAGCGCGATAGGCGTTGATGAACGCCAGCGTATGCGCGACGTTGATGACACCCTGCTCGTCGTCGATCATGAGCGGGGTGGTCCCCACTACGGAGTAAGCGTGCAGGGCCTGCGCGGCGGCATCCGAGGTGTCAAGCCAGTGGTAGGCCGCGAACGGGATGCCCAGCGAGGCCGCCTGCGTCCTGAACTCGATGTACGCGGCGTCGCTGTAGCTGGTGCCCTGAGTGGCCTTCGCGATGCAGGCGACCGCTCCTCGTAGGGACAGGCCGGCCTGGAAGTGCGAGACATCGGGGAAAAGGATCGCCATGACTCTCTCTCCTAGAAGTCGGCCAGATCTCGGATCTTCTGCACCTGCAACTGCGCGCGGTTCCAGTTGGCCGACCCCGTGCCGCCATACCTGATGCGCATCTGGAGCGCGGTCCCCGCAGCGGTGACGACGACCAGGCCGTTAGCGGTCACCGGTCCTGGGATGCCCACGCCGACGTTATCGAGCATGTGGTGCGACCAGGCGAATCCTGGCGTGATGATCCCGACCCTCATGTAAGTGAAGGTAGTGAATCCTGTGATGCTGGCAGCCGATACCCGCGCCCACCAGATGCCCGGCCCTACCGTGATCCGGTCGTTGTTGACAGCCAGATTGCTCAGGCCATCCGTGTCCCAGTTGGTCACGTTGAAGGTCATCACGCCGTCTGTGTTCGCGGCCAGCGAAGGCACGAGCGTGCCGTCGTTACCGATCGAGCACGTAGGCGTGCGCATGGCAACGTTGCGGGCATTGCGCAGAGTCGTCAGGGACGCTTCGATGTCGGAAGCAAGATTCTGGTAGGACTGCGCGTCGACGGCCTCGCCAACGAATGGATAGCGCAGCCCGAGGGGAGTTGAGCCAGGCATCAGACCTCCACATCCGCAGCCCGGTACAGCCAGACCACGCTACCGGCGAGTACTTGAAGATTGGAGGCAAAGTTTCGATGCGTCATGTAAGCGGTGAACTGCGTGCCGACGAATCCAAGCTGCCCGTTGGGGGCATCAGGAAAGGGAGTCATGATCTCCAGCTCGGCCATCTGCCACTCCGCTCCAGTGTTGGTTTCATACACCTCGCTGTCAGCGATCTTCGTGACAAACTGAGTAGGAAATCGCGTGGGCGTGTTCGGGATGAGAGCTTGGATCTCCAGGAGACGAAAGCTTCCTGCCGTCGTCGCACCGATCGGCGCGGTTACCACGAATGCCCCCGCCCGGAAGATGCCTGGAGCCGAGCCCAGGCCCGTGGCGTCAAGGGACGCCAGAGCCCCCAGTGGGGACCCAGGGGACGAGTACACGGTGGAAAATGGCGTCAGGCCGCCCAATATGTTCGTGCGTAGGTTGGGGCCGAAGGCGGTCCCCGCGGCGGTTGATCGGGCGACGCGGACAGCCTTGTTGATGACTGTTTTGAACTGTCCGAGCTTCGCCGTGATGTTGGCGTCGATCGCCTCAGCGATTACCTGAAGATCAAGGGCTCCATTCCCGGGATCGAACCCTTCGGGAAACGGAAGCGACTCGCCTGGAGTGATATCCATCAGATCTCCCTGATCCAGCGGATATACATGCCACGGCTGACGATGAACATCACGGCCGCGCCCGACGAGGTGCGCATTTCTGTGCTCACTTCTCCTTCAAGGCCAACGAGTCCGGCGTTGACAAAGACGTTCAGCCCCGCCGCTGTTCCCACCCATACACTCGAACCGTCATCGCGAGCTGTCTGGGAGACGGAAACCTGAAGCGGTACGGTCGAGAAGATGTCCGCCTGGTACATGGCGTTCGCGGTCGTAGGCGCACTGATGGCTCCGTTAGACCCGCCCAGAAGCCAGTACCCGTTGATGTTGTAGCGGATCGACGTGTCATCAAGAACCAGGTCGGCCAGATGTGCCGTGTCGTATTCGATCGCGGTCCAGTGCACAAGAGGATCGACGTTGACGTTGATGTTTTCGATCGTAGTCGGCAGATAGACCTTGGCCGCGGGGATGTTGCCCAGTAGCGCAAGGTCAACGTCGAAAGTAGCGAGCACCGTATCCACGCGAGCGGCCATCGACTGTATGAACGTGGCGCCATCGCACAGCCGGTCTAGGCCGGTTGGGAACGGAATCGCGAAGACGGTCGTCATGTCGGACACTAGACGCGCACCTCCGTCACGGCCATGCTCAACCGGTCATCCGTGTTGAAGTTGATCAGGCCGGCACCGGAGCTTCTCCTGTAGCGGGCCTGGACGTTCCAAAGTCCAGCGGGAAGACCACTTATCCCCAGAGTGCCACTGGAGTTCATATGCGCGAGAGCGGTCAGCGTGGCGTGGACCTGGGAGACAATCGTGTCGACTCCGTTGACGGACACTCCGAACTCGGCACCCGTCGCGTTGTTGTCGGTGAAGAACGTGAGGTGCAGGTCCACGCGCAGTAGCGTCGTCGCGGAGAGCTTGTTGAACGCTACGAAGGTATTGCCGCCCGGCACGTCTATGTAGTTCCCCGTGCCGTTGGTCCCCACGCCCGTGGCAACGTTGATGAAGCCAACGCGATCGCTGGGAGCAGCGCTCGCCGACACTGATCCGAGCGCTAGCCATGATGCCGAGCCGCGCAGTATCGCGACTGGTTGCCCGACCTCAAGAGCGCCTGGGTCGACGAACCCGCACGAGATGGCCACGCCAGCTACCGACACCACGACGGTGGTGGCGTTCAGCGATGTGACGGTGCCTATCCGCACTCCCGTATCGGGAGGTTGGGCACCGTGAACATCTTCTACGGGAGAGGTCATGCCAGCTCGATAACGCCGGACATCTGGAGGTAGTTCAGGGTGGTCCAGGCGAAAGGAACCGTGACGCCAGCCGCTGCGGCGGCGCCAGATGGCCTGAACTCAAGCGTTCCTGGCGGTCCCACGGTCACGGCCAGGACCGCACCCGTGGTCGTGATGGTCCCCGCCGTCTGGAAGACGTTGCCCATGCCGGCGAAGGTGTTCAAGGTGAACACCTGCCATCCCGCAGGAAGGGCGAAGCGCCAAGCTCCCGTCCCGAAGGTCGTGGTGTTCCCGGCGACCATGGTGATGCTGTATACCCCCCACTTGCCGAACCTCTTGGCGCGCCCGAAGAGCGTTCCATTGCCGATGGCCGGCGGCGTGGTGACGGCGGTCCATGTGGGCGTGTAGGCGGTGAATGCGTTGCCCAGTGAAGCATCGGCCGCAGCCGCCAGCGCTGCCATATCTGGCGCAACCGTGGCGGGGTCTCCCACGACCGGGAAGGGCCACAGGAAGTTGGTCGTCGATCCGGCCATCAGTTCACCAATCCGGGCTGCAAGGCCCTGAGCTGGATAGTCATTGCTCCCGCCAACAGAGGCAGGGTAAAACTGGATACTACCTGTATCTGGGGGGGTAGGTTCCTCGCACTGATCGTAAAGGTGTCGCCGAGTTCGATCGAAGGGTCGGCCGGCATCTCAATGGCCCAGGTCTGCCTTAATGCCTTCGCCTGGCTGAGCGAAACCCTGGCCAGTTCAACCGTCTGAGACTGCGTGATGGTCGCCTGCGTCGGCACCAGCTTGGACTTGACGCCGAACGGTCCGCCGATGAAAGTGGGCGAGTTCGGATCGTCGTCGGAAGCCGATGCGAATGTTGGAGCTGTTCCATCAGCGCGTTCGGCGGCCACCGTTACCTGGTTGAAGACATTCTCCCTACTTAGGGTGGGCACGGCTGAGTGTAGAGATCCGCCTTCGCCATCACTGAGCGTCAACAGGGGGGTCTGGTTGATGGACCAGGGGACGAAGCGCAGCACGTAATCGCCATTAGCCAGGGCGTACCAGAAGCAGCCGCCGGCCGTCGCGAGGTCGTCACAGGCGCTTCCTCGGTCCCATTCCCAGGTAAGCGCAGGCGTGAGAGACGAAAAATCGTCAAAGGTCCCGAAGGTCGCGTCCAGCACGCCTTCGCTGACCAAGCGCCGGAACTCGGCGGAGATGTTCGCGCCTACGGTTGAGTTCTCTGGTCCCTGGAAGCCGGCATCGTTCACGTCGGCAGCCCGGTCCAGGCAGCCGACCGAGACGGTCCCAGAGTCAGACAGGGTGCAGTCGTTGATGCGCCCACGAAAGGTCTGCCAGACGTAGGGGATGGCGGCGCCCCCCTTGACGCTCTGGAACACCCGCAACTCATTGCCATACGGTGCGAGTAGATCCGTGGTCAGTACCGGGAAGAGGGACTCATCGACGGTAATGCTCAGTTGGCGTGTGACCTGAGACTGCAAGGTCGCACTCAGGCTCCCCTCGCTGAAGGGCAGCCCCGCCGCGCCGTAGGAGTCGATCCGGGCGCCCGAGCGCCACACCTCGATGCGGGTGCCCGGCGTGTAGGCGCTCGCCAGCAGGGCTCGGTAGCCCGCATTCGTCCCTCCGGCAAGCATTAGCGGCCTTCCATCAGATCTTCGTACGTACGCCCGCCCACTGAGATCGCGCCGTAGGTGGCGAAGTCTGTCGTGATGTCGGAGTAGAGCCTGAAGCCCGAAACGACCGGGAAGGGCGCGCCATAGCCGGCCATGATCTTCAACCAGGTCAGGCCGGCAACCTTCGCCTGATCGAAGGTAAGGCCCTGGTTGCACAGGTCGACCCAGCGCACACCGAGGACGCCATCAGCCAGTCCGGCCGGCCGGTCGACCTCAACGTGCGGTAGAGAGTGAGCCCGCCACTGCTGGCGATGATCGGTGGTAACCCTCGTGACAACGAAGTCGCCTACGGTGAGGTACCGGTCGGGTATCCCGTACTCGGCAGGACCCTGGAAGAGCAGAGGATCGCCGGTAGAGTTCAGCGTCACCACGTTGTCACGGTCAGTGAATCGTCGCGTGATCAGGTTGAGCGTGGACGAGATGCCGCCGCGGATGCGGGTGAGCGCGATCGGGTTGCGGCGGTTGTTGATCGAGAGGCTGATCGTACGGTTGCCTCTGGTCTCCTCGGTCATCGACTGAAAGAAGATCGCAGAGGCGGGCAGGCAGTCAGGCTCCTGGGGCGTGGCGAGCACAACGCGCTGATCCGCCCACGGGTGCAGCGGGGACTTCAACCACAAGTTCGTGCCTGAGGTGAGCACCTCAGGGAAGGTCCGCTGCGCACTGACCACCAGGTTGTCCACGCTCAGGATGTGCGTGGTGACCAGGGCGTTGTTGCGGAAGAAGATGCCCGCGGCCGTGCCGGTCGGGATGATCGAATCTGTCCACGTGAGCTGCCAGCCGGGATCGGGTGCCGCGCTCGGCCACAGTCGCGTCATCAGGGAGCTACCAACGACCTGGAAGACCACCGTGTACTGCGTGGCGGCCAGGAAGAGGTCGACGAGCGATACCGAGGTCAGGACCGTGGGCGTGCCGCCCAGCACCTTCACCAGGCGCAGCGAGATCGCGCCGGTGGTAGAGATGACAACCTGTACGCGGTAGTAGTTCAGCGCGTCGTAGACCCTGCCGATGAGTCCCAGCTCGATCGTGTTCGCCGCCGGCAACGTGTTCAGGGTGAGGTTCGCCTTGATGTTCTGGTCGGAGCTGGAGACCTCGATCCACGTGTCGTAGTCGTCGTTGAGGACGGTCGGCTGGATGGTCCCTACTCCGGCGGCCACGTCGTAGTCGACGTCAGGTGTGTCGTTCAGGTAGACCTGACCGGTATCGGCCGCCCCCCAGTTGTCGACCACGGTGCGCGTGAACGTGTCGCTCGCGGTGATCGACAGCATGGCGCCGGCTGTGGTGGCGACGCCCAGGCCCTCGGTCACGTAGTAGACGGGCACATCCAGAGGAGCCTCAGTGTCGTACAGGACTCCTGATCCACCGCTCAGTTCGATGTAGTCGCCGGTCGCATCGGCGAACGTGTTGGGACGTACGACCGTCCTGACTCCGTCTGAGGTGACGCGCAGAACGCGCGCGAACGTCACTGTGCCGACGTCTGACCAGTCGATCAGGATGAGAACGTGACCCTGAATTGGCTGGAAGGTCGCGGAGATCATGGGCATCAGGCGCCAACTCCCACCAGGCGGGGACCGTACTTTGTGCTACGGCCGAAGGCCTTCAGGGCTGATCCGACGCGCTTGTCCACGCGAGCCATCACCTGCTCATCTCCGATGTAGACAGTGAACTGGACATCTCCACCGCCTGCCTGTCCGAGACCAGCCTGGTTCATGATCTGTTGAGCCCGCTGTGGATCGTTGAGCGGGATGACGGCTTCCGGCCCGTTCTCGCCCGTCCAGCCGTAGGTGGGCGTCATTGCGATGCCACCTTCGGCGAAGTCCTGGTGATGGCCCAGGGCATTCGTCGTCGGCTTGTGCGGGACCTTCGTGATGTGGGCCTCTGTGATACCAACTGTGTTGGCGACGACCCACCTCAGCTTGTCGTAGATGTCGCCGACCACGGAAAGGATGTAGAGCAGGCCAAGGCCAACCGCACCGAGGCCGATCGTGAGATCGCCGGCCAGGTTGATCATTCCCTTGAGCGCCTGCTTTCCGCGGTCGGATTTGAAGAAGGTGGTCAGGCTGTCAATTCCGTTGATGATTGCCTGGAAGGTATCCTGGGCAGTCTGCTGATCGCTGTCGCTACCGAAGATGGCTCCGATCAGATTCCAGGTAGAACCGCCCAGTTGGATCAACAGGTCAAGCGCATTCGTGAACTTGTCAAGGAAGTGCTGGAAGTCGCCGTTCTGCACGGACATGGTCAGGAAGTCGCCGAACTGTCCGAGCGTCGTTCCGAGCCCCTTGAACAGGTCGACGATAACCGGCTGCGATGCGTCGGCGAGCCAGATGATTCCTTGGACGAGCTTGAGCAGTCCAGGCGTGAACGCCGTGTAGATCTTGTCCGCGGTCTTGAACAGGTCCTTGAAGAACTGCTGTGCGATCGGCTGGGAGAACAGCGACAGCAGAGAGCCGATCAGCTTGCCCGCGTCCGTAGCGACGATCTTGAAGCCGGCCAGGAAGGTGGGGCCGAGCGCCTTCTGGAGCTTGGTCAGATCGCCGGTGAAACCCTTGAACAGGCTCTGCTGGGCGACCGCCTTGAGCTGATCCAGGAAGGGCAGCATGCGCTGGAACTCCAGCGCCACACTGCGCGCGGCAGGCTGGAGAGTCTTGAGGGCAGCGGCGATCTTCGTGGGATCTCGCGACATGATCGCCTGGATGGCCGCGCCGAAACCCTGGAATCCAACGATCACAGGACCGATTGATGCGGCCACCGCGCCAAACAGTCCAGGTAGCAGCGCGACGCCATTGATGAGCGGTCCCAGCTCGGCGCCGATGTCGATGATCAGGCCGATAAGCGCGGGGATACCAACGGCGATCAACGTCGGAAGAGCGCTACTGCTGAATCCCTTGGAGAAGTCCTGGAAGAAGGAAGCCAGCCCTTTTCCCACGCTGCTCAGCGTCGACACCTCGTTGGAGATGCCCTGGACCAGCATCGACCCGATGGTCCTCCCAGCCCGCAGGAAGAAGTTCTTGTTTCTGTTATCTTCCTTGTTGAAGATCTGCATGAACCTCTTGAAGAAGTTCGGGATGTCCTTCTCTGCCTGCTTGGCAGCGCCCTCGGTAACTCTCTTGCTGATCGTCTCGCCCGACTTTCGGGACGCCTTCGTCACGGCGGGCGATTCCGAGACAACCGCGAGTTCCTTCTCCAGCTCTCTGGCAAACGGACTGGTGTCGGCGTGCACCTCGATGTACGCCTTACCGAGAACGTTGCTAACCGCCATGACCCCATGGTATGGGCAAGATCGCCCCGGTCATAGCGACTGGTGCATCATGGCCAGGAAAGCCTCGCCTTCCGTCTCCTCGTCCAGGCCCTCCGCCTCATACCCTGGAGGCGGAGTGTTCAGGTTGCTGATGAGTTCGGCGAGGTTCTTGGGATCTGTGCGCTCCTTACAGGCGTTCAGGACGACAACGAGCCAGGCTCCAAGGCTCTCTCGGCTCGGGTCGACAGCGGCTATCACGCTCGCCCCGATGCTCGCCCAGGCGCTCTTGGCGAGCATGGCCAGGTTCAGTGCTACCCACCATTTGAAGCCTGACGCGATCTCCAGAATCTCCATGGCGATGGCGAACAGCTCCTCGATCTCCACCGTTCCGTCGATGATGCCCTCGAACGCCGCCTCGCCGGCACCGCACAGGCCAGGGAAGATCTCGTCGGGCGAGAGCGCTCCGGCCCAGATGATCTCCAGCCACTGCTGCGCGCTCATCGCGGGCACGATCCACGTTCGGCCGAGGAAATCGATCTCGATGTCTACCGGCGCGAAGGAGGCCGCCGGATCACAGCTCAGGTGCGCGATGACACCCGAGCCGGCGGGATCAGCGTCCGCGCCGGGTACGGACCTTGGCAGCGGGCTTGTCATCGGACTCCTCGCCAGTCCCAAAGATCTTGCTCAGGTCGGAGATCCTCACCGTTCCATCGACGAGGGCTGAATCCAGGATCTCCACATCGGCCGGATCGACCAAGAGCTTCTCAATGACGCGGAAGACGATGTCGAGAGCTGTCAGGCCGCCGAGGCGTATGTTCCGTTTCGCCGCGGCGGCAGATTTGTAGACGACCGCCATCTGCTCTTCGGTCGGCATGTATGCCCAGACGGAGATCGTGTCGGTTACCTGGCGCAGGTACTTGGGCTTCTCATCCTCTGAGGGGAACGTTTCTAGGGGTTCAGCCATGAGCTGATCTTAACGCTGGAAACGCGAAGTGCCCGCGACCACCTCGACACGGAACCCGAGTTCGGCTGCCTCCTGAATCAGGGGCACGACCAGATACCGGCGGGCACGCATGCCGGGGTGATGAACCTTCCCCTTGAAACAGACCATCTTGGCGTGCGTGAGGGGAGGAACGCCGACTCCGGCCGGCCACAGCCACTTCATGCCACGGCGCTTGCGGGCCACGATCGTATGGGGCTTCGCGCCCTCGTGCACGACCATCGCGTACTTGAGCGGGGACCCTACCTGCCCCTTCGCGCTGGCCTTATTCAGCGTCATCTTGGTGCGAATGGAGGCGCCGAGCGCGCCGGTCTTGGTGGCCTGCTCGGCAACGCGCACCTTGGCCTGCTCCTCGACTTTCAGGGCCAGGCGAAAGCAGCGCCGGTAACCCTCATTCAGCGCTAGGAGATTCGCCTTCGTCTTGTCGATCTCTACCCGACTGATCCGGTTCGCCATCAGCCACCTTCTTCGGCTTGGCCGTGCGCCCTTTCGTGCCGGAATTGTAGGCCGCTATGACCTCTTCGACGGGCTCGTCGGGCTCGCTCAGGATGCGTAGATATGTTGCGTACCTCTGTACGAATTCCTCATCGACCTGGAACTTCTCGCCAGCCCTCAGGGTGTCGAAGGAATGGGTGATCTCAACCTCGAACATCAGCATCCTTCGCATGCGTTGATCACCAGGGCACTGATCGGCCAGACGCTACCGATGCAACCGCCGTCACGTCCCTTGGACGTCCATGTTCCCACAGAGACATCCTGACTGTCGCGCTGCGCCATGAAGCAGCACAGCGCCGCGCGCATCGCCTTGGCATCGGACATCTGCTGTGCGGCAACGTCCTGCCACTCGGTGCAGGAGACCTGCTCCGCACTCATGCAGCGAAAGACCCCCATCTCCATCTGGAGACCCCAGGCATACGGCGCGCACTTGGAGAGGGCGAAGTCCGAGCTGGGACTGGGGAACGGCGCGTTCGGGGCGCCGGTCGGGTAGAAGCCGTCGATGCGCACGTAGGCCATGCCGCCACAGCACTCGTCGTAGAACGCGCCCATGTCCTGAATCGTGGTGTCGCCGGCCCTGATGCAGCACGTAAAGCCATCAGGTAGCGGCGCCTCAACCGAGAGCGCCTCACACAGGCAGGCCAGTAGCTCGTACGCGGTCGGCAGGAGCAACGTGTCGGTCATCAGGCCGTCGTCACCGTGCGCGTGATGGGGAGGTCGGGCGAGTAGAAGCGCGTCTTGCCCTTCAGGCCGCGCGGGTTCAGGCTCACGATGATCTGGTCAACCTCCTGGATGCCCGTGAGGTTGTGCTTGAGGAGCGTGTCCACGTCGACCATGGTCACCGAGACGCCCTGGCGTGCCACCGATGAGACGCGCGAGGGCAGTCGACATGGGGCTCCGGAGCACGCCTTGGCGTACTCGCAAGCCAGTGTGCCGGCGGCGTCCAGGAGCGCGCTCGGAACTGCTAATCCCCGCAAGTAAGTGACCTGAAGAGTGTTGACCGCAGGCACGTCAAGGCCGAAGTCCTGACGCAGTGGCCAGCAGTTCCCGGTACCAGTCCGAACCAGCCACTGAGCATCGTCGACCCGCCATGTTGCGGGATCAACAATGGCGCCGTCCAGGAGAACCTGGCTCACAGAATCAACGGGACCGGGCAGGTAGAGCTGGCACTGCGGTACGCACTGGCACAGGTTCAGGCCGCATATGCAGTTGTACCAGGTGCCATTGAAGATGTACGGAATCCACGTTCCGTCACTCCAGTACATCCCGTTCCAGTTGGTGTCGCACTGGCGCCCACAGGGCCGCACGACCTGCGGGCACAGCCCGTATTGGCGCCCCGTCGCTGCCCACAGGACCAGGCTCGCATACGTCTCAGCCTGCGCCTGAAGTGCGGGCGAGTAGGTATCCCAATCAGGACAGCAGGTCGATCCGACGCTCCAACTGCATGGCCCCATGGAGCGCCTCCTCCGTCAGATAGTTGCGGGAACAGCCAATTAGTTGCGGGAGTAGGGACCGGTCACGAGGCGATGACCGTGGGCGCGGTGACGAACGGCTGGGACGAGAAGCCGCGCGGGAACAGGGTCGCCGTGTAGGTGCCAGCGACTGAGTAGTTGTGCAGCGACGTCGGGCCAGTGGTGACAGTGGTCGTGAGAGACGTCGGGGTGTCGCCCCAGGACACGGAGGCCGGTAGCACGGCGTAGGGGACCGTGGGAACCGTGATCGTGCCGTGGTGCAGGCCGCTGCCCGTGTCGGTCATGGTCATGACGTAGCTCAGCGGAGTGCAGCCACAGCCCGAGACCGGCGGCGCGAGGAACGTCGTGAACATGCGACGGTGCTCGGTGGCCGAGACCGGCGTGAGGAGCTGGAGCGGGTTGCCCAGTGTGGTCGACTTCTCCGAGGAGATGACCGAGTACGGACCGATGCCCCAGTTGCTACCGACCTGCGTTCTGGTGGTCACGATGAAGTTGGCCGCGCCATTCTCGTACGTGACGTCGCCCATCGTGCCCTCAACGTTGTAGGGCCACAGGGCATAGCCGAACATCTCCGATACGCACGAGATCGAGGTGACCCTGGTCCACGCCTCGAATCCGAAGTGGACTGTCGCCGCGTCGTTGGTCTGCCACGAGTTGCCCATCGCGAGCGGGGTATCCGCGTCGTTGAGCAGGATCGTCTGCTTGGTCAGTAGGTTCACCAGCTCGGGGTCCACGTTGCAGAACGTGTACGTCATGTTCAGCCACTTGAGGATGGGCGCGTTGGTGCGCTGCACGCAGAAGACGCCGTCCGCGTTCTTGATGAAGAACTCTTCACGGGACTCGTACTCTGCCGTCTGAGCAACGGTGATGATGCCATCGGTCGTGACCGACGAGCAGGCGCTCACCAGCGGCGTGCCGCAGGAGTCCAGCTCAGTGATCCGCACCCGTGGAACCTTGAACGGGGTGAAGCAACGTGACGTCATAGTTACTCCTGCTCAGGCTCTTCGGTCAGATCCTCTTCGGCGTCAAGCTCTTGCGCCGAAGGCTGTTCGGTCTCCTCGGTCGCGACCACCTTGCGCGGCCGTCCCCGCTTGGGCTTGACCACCTCAGGCTCGTCGGCGCGCTCCAGCTCCGCGCGGAAGGCATCCAGCAGGGAGGCTGGAACCGCGAAGTGGTGCCCGTTCTCGTCGACCGTGAAGGTCACGTCGTTCTGGTTCATGGCGAGCTTCGTCAGGACTGCTGCGGTAGCGGCCAGCGAATCCGAGTCGATCAGGCCGTTCGCGGTCTCGACGTAGAGCTTTGCGGTGTCGGTCATCAGTTCTCCTAGGCCACTACGCCGGTGATCTTGGTTTGCACGGCACCGACGAAGCAGTCGAACGACACGACGTACTCGCGCTCCATGACGGCGGTCAGTTGGTTCGTGGTGCGGTTGAGCGTGTCCGCGATCGACGTGACGAACAGATCCGCGTCCGCGGTCCGCCAGATCGCGACCTGACCGGTGATGTAGAGCCAGGTCTCGGTCGCAGCCGGCGCGGCGTCCACGGGCGAGCGACCGGCGTAGTTGCCGAACGAGATCGCTGTACCGCCGAGCGTGCGCCAGTAGTTCTCCGACCGTCCACCGTGGATGTAGAGGCTGGAGAAGTAGGAACTCATCACCTCGGGCGCGTAGATGACGCCCGGCAGTCCATACCGCGCATACAGCCAGGACTCCAGGACGCTGACCGCCTTCACGGGATCGACGGCCGTGCCGGGGACAGGCGTCAGGTCGACCACGCCAGCGTTGTTTGACAGACCGGGCGACTGGGCGAAGAGCTGGCGGGAGAAGATGTTCTCCACCGCAGCCTGCTCGCCGCCGGCCAACTGGTCGTACAGGAAGCCCCTCAGGCGCGGATCGTCCAGGCCCACGGGCGCGCACAGGATGTTCGAGAACACGATGAACGGGTTCGCGACAATCGTGTTCTTCGTGTTGGTCAGCGTCTTGGTCGTGTGGCTGGTGATGCAGTCGATCTGGTAGCCACCCGGCAGCGCGCACGCGGCGGTCTCGTACTGGAGACCGCCGATGCGTCCGTGCACGGGTAGATCCAGTGGTCCCGTCGCGACCTGGAAGAGGCCAGGGCGAGGCAGGACGGGATTAGGAGCCGGTACGTATACCGGACCCGTCACACTCGCCATGGCCTACTCCTCAGTCGTTTCGGGTGGATCAGTCGAGCAGTACGGAGCCGACCGCGTTCGGCGTGGTCCCGGTGATGGCCACCGAGATTCCTACCGAGCAGTACACGGGCGGCATCTGGAAGATCTTCGAGGTGTTCGCGGCCACGGTGTCAGTGAGGACCACCGCGCCCGCGGCCGTCAGGGCGTTGAAGACGGTGATCGTGGCCGCGTTGGCGGTCGTGTTCGCCATCGTGTAGCCAGACAGCGTGACCGGTCCCGTGTGGATCGCGGCCGTGTTGCCGGAAACCGCGTAGCTCTTGACGTTGGTTGCCATGTCAGTCCATCCACACTGCGCCGGTCGAGGTGGCCGCCGAGAGGTTCACGGTCACGCCGATCGTCGCCGTGACCGTTGGGCTGATGACCCTGGCCACGGACGTGAGAGTGGCGACCGCTTCCTGGTAGATGATCTTCCCGGTTGCCGTCAATGAGTCGTAGATCGTGATGGTGCCCGAGCCGCCGGAGCCGTTGTTGTAGGTGAACCCACCGACCGTGATGGGGCCGGTGTGGAGCAACAGCGTCCCCGTGCCAGGGAGGGCCTTTGCGATAAGAGCCATGTGATCCTCCTGATTCAGGGGGCCAGCCGAAGCTGACCCCCTGATCCGTCATTACGGGGTAACGCAGTCCACCGAGCGCTGGGCGCCAGTCGCACCGGTCGGGCAGATGGTCATGGAGTAGATCCGGCTCAGCGGGCAGAACCGCATCGCCCGGAAGCCGTCCTCCAGGAAGAGCTGGGTCACCTTGTTGGTCGTGATGTTGGTCGAGTCGTAGATCGAGTCCAGCCGGATCACGTCCTGCCGGGCGATCACCCAGGTCCCAGCCGGGAAGGCCAGGAACGACAGCGCCTGAGGCAGCGCGGTCAGCGGGGTCGCGTCACCAGGGTTGCCCACGACGCCGGAGAAGGCGTCCTGCCAGTCGTAGACGAACTGGACCGAAGCGCGCCGGGTGGCGAACATCGCCATGATCTCCGCGTCCGCCATGTCAGCCGACTCGGCCGCGTTGCGGCGAAGCCAGTCCGCCCGCATCTGAGCCTTCAGCCAGTACGGGAAGACGAACTGGATGGTAGCTCCCTGCGGAAGGCGCAGCGAGTACTGGATGTCGACCACGGCCAGCTCGACTGCGGACATGACGCTGGAGACCACTGATCCGTCAGACAGGAACGGCTCGCCTGCCAGCGAGACCGCCACCGAGTCCGCCACGATATCCGCGATGATCTGCTTGTTGACGTTGTGCGCGTTGACCGCGATGGCCCCCTGCACGAACTCCGAGACGAACTCGGGGTAGCCGCGGTTCTGGAGGATGTCGCCGGTCAGACACAGGACCGCGACCTTCAGCCGGTCGTCCACGAACGACGGACACGGGATCGCGACGCAGGTCTTCGCCACGTTCGCGATGACGTTGGCCTCAGTGAGGATGTTGAAGCCGGTGCCCGCGCCGAAGATGGACGAGAACGTGATGCCCTGGTTGTGCCTGATGCCACCACGCCGGGCACCGATCTCGGGAGCCGAGAAGATGCCGTCGATCGCGACCTGGTTGCAGGTCGTGTAGATGGTCTCGGACGGCGCACACCAGCCGACGCCGGCCAGCAGGGACCCGCCCTGGAGACGCTTCTCGTCGCGGATGAAGTCGTACTTACGCTGGAGCGTGCCGTCGTCGTCGGTGTCCAACCAAGCGAACTCGTTGCTGAAGTCCCGGCGCACCATCGCCACGTTGTGCTGTTGGGGCGAGTTGGCGCCCCGGTAGCTCGCGGTGCGGTGCACGAACGCCTTGGCGACGTCCATCCAGCCGCTCAGCTCCTGGCCGGCCGAGTAGCCCGTGTCGGGCGCGGCGAGCAGCGTGAACTGGGCCTCCATCGCGTCGATGATTTCGCCCTCGATCACGTCGGAGCCGCCGGTCACGTTGGCGATCGCGGCGAGTGACGGGATCACGGCATCAGCCGCGCTCGCGAAAGTAGTGGTCGCAGTCAGAGTCGCAACCGGCTCAGGCTCGGCTACCGGTTCGGGCTCGGTGGCCGGCTCGTCCTCGCCACCAACCGCGAGTGCGGTCGAGGGCAGGTTGGAGAAGCGCGAAGCCTTGGTCTTGCGCGAGTCCATCTCTTCGTCGAGGGAGAGCATGAACGTGTTCAGTGCTTCGAGGTGGTCGATCTCCGCGTCGGAAGCCGTGGAAGGATCGGCAGATAGCCGACCGTACAGCTCTTCGTACGCGGCGGAAGCCTCAAGGGCGAGATCGCGAAGGGCCGCAACCGTGAACCGCGTCAGGCTGTCGGCCGCTGGAATGGTGAATTCCATCTGAGGGCCTTTCGGAAAGCCGCTTAGCTTCCGAGCAGGCCCTCAGCACAGCCCCGGTAGATGATCGCATTGTAGATCTAGATGCCCGGTTTAGACAAGAACGCTCGTTCTACTTCTTGACGACCGTCACGTTGCCGTTCACCATGACCGCCTTGATGCGGGCCTCGGGCTCGGACTTGAAGCCGTCATACGTGCGCCCGTCCGCACCGGTGACGGAGTACTCCACGTTCGAGGCGGGTACCGCCGGCGATCCACCGCAGTTGCATCCCATGTCAGTCCCCAGCCTTGAGTTGAAGCTTCAGGTAGCCGTTCGACCACCCGGTGAAGTTGTCGAAGATCTCCTCGTTGGGGAATCCCCGCTCTACATACGTCGCGAAAATGTCCTTGATCAAGTCATCCTCGTAGTTCAGGGCGCCCTTGTCGGTCAGCGTGACCGAGTCCAGGCGCACGGGTGGCTCCTGGTTCACATTCATCAGATCCAGTGTCGGCATCTCTCTCCCCTACCTACGGCAGTGTCGCTCTCTTCATGATGGCATCCAGGCGCGCCAAGCTGATATCCAGCCAGGCCTCGCGATGCAGCATCTTGAACTGTGGGCGCTGCGCCTCGATCTTGGCGCGCATGGCTTCCAGCTTGCTCCGCGAGTATTCGATCTTTTCGTTCCATTTGCCGCCATTGGAAAATGCAGAAGCGAAACCGATCCTTCCTCTTTCGGGAAGTATTTCTCCGTGTCGATCCAGCAGAGGCTTATCTCCACTTGACCAGGTGAGCCCATGATCAATTCCTACCGGCTTGCCAGCAGGAGTGAGCATCCAGTTTCCACCGTGTCGATCCGTGTTTCCCGTGATCGCATCCAGGATTCCAATGAGCTTTCCTTCGGGCGACGCATACGCTCTTTCTTTCTCGTCATTTCCCGCCTCGCCCCCCATCCTCCCGCGTACAAATGCCATGAAGATTGTCTTGGCGTCCTGGCGGTAGACGGCTGGCGTTGACGCACCGATCGCCTCAGCCACAACCGCGGCGAGCTGCTCGGCGTCGGCCTGCTGGCGCGGAGGAATGTGAAAAGCGATGTGGTGAGCCTTCCGAATAGCCTCCTCGCCATTGTTCAGCTCAACTTTGGAGGTCTCGCCCATCGCGCCCAGGCCGATCTTGTTGTTCTTCTTGATGCCAGAAGCAACCGCCTCGATCAGCTTCTTCAAGCGCGCTGGAACGTGAACGTGGAACTCGGTCTCGGGAGGAGCCTTCAGGAGCGCGATCAGATCTTCGCGAGTGGCACCGCGCGGAATGTGCAGGCCTGCCTTGATCGCCGTGTTTATGAGGGCCTTCAGGTTCTTCTGCTCAATCGCCGCAAGTGGATCTGACACACCGGCCGCCAGAAGCTTACCGATGATCTCGGCCTTACCGTCATCCCAGGCAATCTTGACGAGGTTGTCGCGGGCTATCTCCCGAAGATCATCCATCTTCAGATCCTTGAAGCCACCCGCGTTCGCGGGCATAACGCCCAGAATCGGTCGGCCAGCAAGCATCCCGATCAGATCCCTCTTTCCACGCTGTTCGGGATGCGGGAAGCCGTGCTGCTTAGCAAGATCGCGCAGTTGTTGAAGGTCCATCCATTCGAGATCGCTCTTGGCCAATATCTTGCTTCTCTTGGGCGAGCTACTGATGGACTTCAGATCTCTCTTCGCGATCAACTCAGCTCGCACTGCCCTGGCGACATCGCCGCGTATGAGCATTCCTCCGTTGCTGTCCTCGATGGCAACTCCATGAGCCTCGGCCAGGACGTGGAGATCTGCGAGCGGCATCGCCCTCAGGTGTTCGATCGGTGGAATGGTGCCGGCGGCGATGTCCTTGGCGACGCGCTGAGCCGCTGGGTTCGGCACGGGGATCGGTGGGGCTCCCGGCATGGCAGGGCGAACTCCGCGCTTCATCTCGTCAAGCTTCAGCTTCGCGACGACCTCTGCCTTGCGATCCCGGGCGAGGACCTTCACGCCACGCTCCTTGGCGAGCGCGCGGAGGTCCTTGACGAGCATCTTCTCCAGCTCCTTGGGCGGTTGCGCCTTCGGGGCCGCCGGCTTGGGTGCCGGCAGATGGATCTTGGGAGCTACCGGAGCGACCTTCGCGCGGAACAGCTCGATGGGCTTACCGTCAGGACCCTTGATGACGGCGCCCGGCCGGATCACGTGAACCATCCCGCCGGCCTTGGGCTCTGACCCCACAGGCTCGTGCCTAGCTGGGTTGAAGGCAACGGGACCAGCATGACCCGCTTCCATGGCCGTGACGCCGTGTGCCCGCATGAGCTTGTTCAGGCGCTGACGACCCTCCATCGCCTGGCCGCTCTCGATTTCACCGGCGGCGCGGTCCAGCTCGGACTGGATGGCCCGACGCATCTGCGGGTCGCGGATCTCGTCCATCTTCGGCCCGTTGGCGATGGCCCGTAGATGGTTGGCGATGACCTGCTCGGAGGCGTTCTTGTTCTCCAGCTCGGACACCTCAGCCATCGCCTCGGCGACCGCGTGTCCCTGCGCGATGCGCTGGTGCTCGGCGCGGGCAGCCTCGCGCTGCTTGCGGCGATCCTCCAGGGCGGGGTTCGGCGCTGGTGCCGCTGGCGCCGAGGGCGCGCGATGCTTGGCCGGCTCAGCCTTCTTGGGTTCAGCCTTGATCGATTCAGCCTTGGCGGGCACGACCTTCGCGACGCCGCGGGCTGGATGCTCCCGGAGCTTGGCGACCTGGGCTTCACGCTTAGCTACTTCAGCTTCACGCTTAGCAACATCAGCCTCGCGCTGGTGGACCTCTGGCGAAGGTGCGGGGGGTACGTTACCCTCAACAGCGGGTACCGCTGGTCCGGCACCTACCTCAGGCGCCTTCTTCACGGGAGGCGCCTGAGGCGCGTTCGGGGCGCCCACGGCCGGTGCGGCAGGAGCGTTCGGCGCGGCAGGAGCGTTCGGCGCGGCAGGAGCGTTCGGCGCGGCAGGAGCGTTCGGCGCGGCAGGTGCCCCAGGAGCTTCCACGATCCCACGCCTCTTCAATTCCTCCGGCGTCGCCTCGATCGCGGGAGCCTTCTCGGCCGCGCGCATACCGCGCCCGAGCGCGCGCGTACGGGCACCCTTGGGCGTCGCGACGGCGTACACGTAGACCCCACCCGCGCCGTCTGAGTGAACCTTGACGATCCGCAGAGGCTGGTCCCGGCTGAGGATGATCTCGCGCGAACCGCCGGGGATGATCGCCTGCGTTCCCTTGGGCGCGATGATGGACATCGTGATGTGAGGACCGCCTACCGCGAATGGCGTCCCCACATTCGTGGGCGCGAAGCCCTTGTCAGCGACGAGCTTCCCGGTCCACTCCTCGACTTCAGCGATCCGCTCGGGCGGCAGTCCGAACGCCTCCGGCCCCATCACGCGGGTCAGGATCATGTCCTCGGGCAACGACTCCAGTAGAGAGTCCATCTCCTTGGCGTCCGCGTTGTCCTTGCCGGCGCGCAAGTCAGCTTGGATCGAGCCGAATCCGTTGGACGTGAAGCGATCCAGGACCGCCTTCGCCTTGCCGTCGCGCTTCTTTTTGCCCGCATGGGCATCGAGCTTGGCCTGAAGGTCATCGTCCGAGCTGCCCATCATCGGCTTGAAGGCACCGACGATCCCGCTGATCAGCTTTTGGGCAGCGGCAGCCAGCCCCCACTTATCCCGGAAGCGCCCGTGCGAATCGCGCGGGTGCTGCGCCGGGATGAAGGCTGCGTACGCTCCTCCAGGCTGGCCCACTACTCAGCGACCACTTCGAACTTCGCATCGTACTGGCGAGCCAGGATCGTGGACTGCGAAGACTGGGCGAGCTGCTCACGCTGAGCGCCCACGCCAGCTAGGCGCGAGGCGTTCGACTTCGCCTTGCTGGCCAGCCTCTTGGCATGGACGTCGGCCAGGCGCGAGGTGAAGTCCTCGCTCGGGACCGGCTCTTCGATCTCGGTCACGACCTCCGCCTCTCCGTCGAACTCGACCACGCCGATGCCCTGCATGCAGAACATAGATCCATTCTCCTGCCTGATCACGGGGAACCCCGGCGTGTTCACCGCGAGCGCGGCGATCAGCTCCAGGTTGCCCTCGATCAGGCGCCAGTCGCCCGAGAGCTGGGACCGCTTGATCTCGGCGATCTCCACGTCAGACAGGCCAGCGGTCAGGCTACCGGCGACGAAGATCCCGAACTTGTCCTCGTAGATCTTCACTACCGCGCCGGCCTTGGACGAGTTGTCGTAGAACTCCCGCGCGGGCATGACGCCGTACCGCTCGTTGGCGTGCGCCGAGCCGAAGGAGATCACGCCCACCCTGACCTCGGAGCCGTCATCGCAGGTGACCGGACCCATCGTGAAGTAGGAGTAGTCGGTCTTGCTCCTCGGTGCCATCACGCAGGCGTTGCCGATCCCGATGTGGCACTTACGCCACAGCGCGAGGTGCCCGAAGACCTGCCCGTTCTTGCCGATCGAGAACGGAACCGGCCCGCTGACCGCGGACTGCTCGAACCAGGCACGCGGCGGAGCGACCGGAGCGACCGAGGCCAGTAGGGACATCTTCGGCGGCATGCCTGCCATCGGGTGCTTGTCGGTCGCGGCAGCGATGTTGATGCCGAGCTTCTTGGCCGCCGCCATGATCTTGTCCTTGATGGACTGAAGCTGGACGGCCGTGTACTTCGAGGCGTTCGCCTCATGGCTGATGTAGCTCCAGGCCGCCCGGACGTGCTGCTCGTTGTCGACCGGGTACCGGGCCTTCTTGTCCGACTGGTAGCCAGGATCGGCGTACGTCACGTTCCCGTACGGCCGAACCGCCGGCACCGCGAACTCATCCTCTGTCTCGGTGCAGTCACAGTCGTCGTCGACAGACAACGAGGCGTGGATGTTGGGGTCGAATGGCGACTTCATCCCTTGGTCTCCGAACACTTGTGCCATCTTGGCGTAGATATCGTTGATGACGATCTTCATGCGACCCTGGTCGGCCTCGGGGATGTTGGGCAGTCCACCGTGGCCTCCCGAAAGCAGGGCCGCCGCTGCGTAGACCGCGTGGTAGATCAAGTGTGGTTGACCCTGGATGATGTCCGCCAGCGGCAGGCGGAAGCTGTCCTGAGCGAGCGAGTCCCCAACCTGGTTGCCGTCACGCCACAGGAACGCCGAAGCGTAGTGCTCCAGGCTCGGAGTCTTCGTGCCGATGCCCGACCAGGCCGCGATGCGCTTGACCGCATCGTCGGCGTTGAAGACGTAGTTGCGGGGCGCGATGGGCCAGGCGTCCCAGGCCCGAGTGTTGATATCGAAGTGCGTAACCTCGTGGAAGTCGATGCCGGCAGAAGCTAGGAGGGCCTTCTCTTCGCTCGTGTCCGCGCTCAGGTGAACCTCCGCGAAGGCGGGCATCGGTACCAGCGTCACGCCCACCACGTTGTAGCTCGTGAAGTAGGCCGCCTTCTTGTTCGCGATCTTGGGATGCGCGATGGCCTGAACCGTGTAGTCCTGGTCGAGGTCCACGCTCGGCCCGAGCGCCTTCTTGTCGAGCATGTAGCAGGTCTTGATGACCTCAGGCACGATCGTCGGGTCCATGAAGCCAATCGAGCCCCACTTCCCGCCCGGCCCGTCGTACCACGAGGTCAGGTTCCCCACGATCGTGGCGCCTACGTGACCGCCGGAGGAGAACTTGGCCATCACCGTGATGGGTAGAGGGCGCGTGGTGCCGCCCGCTGCCTTGAACAGTCGGCTGTCGCCGGTCGGAGTCTCCTCCGGCGCGATGAGTCCTGTGTATCGAATCGTCACTAGTCCACCCGCTTCAAGGTCATTCCGCACCGACAACCACACACGTTGTTCGCCTTGCCCTCCGGCGCGCATGGGAATTGCAGGGGTTCCCCCCCTACCATGAAGGGCATGTGGAGGAGCTGGACCTGATGATCGGCGATCCGGTGCGCCGGGCGCTCGCGGCCGTCCGTCAGGGTCTGCCACTCCTTGATGAAGATGCTCCCGTCCTGTTGCTGCACGAGCAGGCCGTGAGCCAGGAGAGAGGAGTTGTAGTGTCGGTTGGACTCGGTCTGTGCGATCACGCTGGCTCGGTACGGCCAGTTCTGCGAACCCGAATAGTCCAGTACATCGTCGACCCTGCGGGATATCACACCGTTGTCCTGGCCCCTGTCGGCGCCGTCGAGAACCTGTCGGACGATCAGTGCGTGGACCTCGTCTGGAATACCCACGAGGAGATTGCGCGTGAGGGCAAGGTTCGCCTGGATGTACGGGTCATCGGGCCGGTAGGACTCGGGCAGATGAGCCGCAGCCCAGCCTTCCTGGAGCGCTGGGGTCAGTGCGTTCATGATCCGATCTACATCCTGCATCCAAACGGGTTTGGCGGCGTAGACGGCATCTGGATTCGGCGTAGCGCTGAAACGATGCACAGCTTGCATAACCAGATCGCGGGCGCGGGCAAGGAACCGCCTGAGTCCAGACTCAGCAGCGATCCTGACGTTCTCCTCCGCCCCCTGGCTAGCTCCCATGGATGAGCCCTTCGGCACGGAGCATGGCGAAGAGATTCGGTGGGTCATGCGGTGTGCTAGTCACGAGCAGGGTTGTGCAGTAGCGGGCGAGGCTCTGCCTCAGGCCGGCGGCATCTACATCGGATCCGAGGACTTCGATGAGGGCTGGGAGTTGATCCCAAGCGCCATTGAGCAGACGTGCAGCATGTGCTCCATCTGTCACCCGAATGCGCGTGTGGAGATCAAAGTGGGGAACATCCGGCCACCGATCCCGATTGTGACGATCGAGGAGGCGCTTGCCCGCGAGTTCGAGTCCTCGGCGCACTGCCGCCTCAGCGAGGACCACGAGCGCCAACTCCTCGCGGGTTCCGACCGAAGCAGTAATCGCCTGACCGCCTGGGGGGGCGCCGTTGGGTGGAGGGATCTCGCCCTGCGTATCGGGTATAGCGGGCGGTAGCTCCGACTGAATGCCGGTAGGTGGCGCCGGTGGCGGGGGCGGTCCGGCGCCCACCTGTCCACCAGGCGCGGCGAGCACGAATTCCTGCTGGCCGAGCATCTCCTCGGTGATGCCCAGCAGCTCGCGCACGCCCTGCTTCTGGAACAGGGTCGGGTCACGTAGCACGATCTGCATGATCTGGCTCGCCGCCAGCTCATCGTCCGACATCGCGTCGGATTCCTTGAAGTAGCCGGCCTCGCGCACGGCCTCCTTGCCGATGATCTCCTTCTCGAACAGGTTCAGCGCGTCCTGAAGGCGCTGTGGGCGCACGGCCAGTGGCGAGGTGTCGTAGGAGAACTGGAAGCGGTCGGGGTCCTCGCCCATCAGCTCCAGGGCCGGCTTCAGGTAAGCCTGCGTGAGCGCATCGCAGGCCCGGGTGAGGATCGACTCGATGAAGACCTTGATCCCGTAGCCGTCGATGAACCAGGCGTTCCAATGGTTCTGATCGCCCATGCCGGTGAGGACCTCGGGCGGCATGTCCAGGCCCGCGCCGAGGCGATGGATGGCCTCCTTGCGGAGATCCTCGGCCTGCTTGGACAGTTCGCTGGCGAAGCTGATCAGCTTGAAGCCGTGCTGGATGCTCTCCGGATCGGCCTCGATGATGTGCGGTAGCACGGCCATCGCGGTGCCCTCGCCGCGCAACGAAGCCGCGCCCGCGGTAGCGAGCTTCATCATCAACGTATCCGCGCTGGATGAGTTGGGAGACGAGTCGTCGGCCGGGAAGTCGAGGTTGTTCGGGATGATGAGCAGGCCGGCGCCAATGAGGCGCGAGTCGATCTGACTGAAGACGTACTTGGTGAGCTGCTCCAGCTCGCGCAGGACAGGCTGGCAGGCCCGCGAGGGCGAGTCCGCGCACCAGATACGCTGAGGATGCGGGGTCCAGACCCGCGTCACCATCTCCTTGGACAGATCAATGAGCTGAGGCTTGTCCTTATGACCCCAGTACGGATCGCCCTTGACGCGGCGGATCTCCGACGAGCTGAGTATGTACCACTCGTCGGTCTGGCTCTTGGTGGTCTTACCCAGGATGAAGCACTCACCCGCGACAGTGAGGTTGATCCCCATCGCGCGCAACGCCTCGGCCTTCTGGGCGGGACCGCCCAGGACCCGATCGGCGAGGGCGTTGATCTTTGGCTTGGTCGTCTCAGCCTGGACGCGACCTAGCTTGTCGACCTCCGCGACGTAGATCCGTACCTGAGAGCAGCAGTTGCCTACCCAGCGCGCGGAGAAGGCGAACTCGGGCACGATGTCGTAGAGGCGCCACAGCTCGCGTTGCCAGGTCTCATCGCGGAAGCGATACGTGTTGTAGGAACTGTCCTCGAAGGACACCTGCATCGCGGAGGCGACCAGGGAACGGATCGGCGCTCGACGACGGGTCTCGATCGGCTCGGCGAGCACGATGTCCTTGCTACGCCCAAAGGCCATCAGTTCTCCCGATCAAACTTCACAAGGATTGGCGCTACGAGATAGCTCATCGCGAGCGCGCCTGGGAGCCATAGCCACCAGGTCATCGAGGCGAGCATGATCCAGGCCGCTGAGCCGATGAATGAGAGCCAGACCGACATGCAGAATGGGCAATGGAAGAGGTAGGCCAGCCAGCCCTTCTCGCCGAATCGAATAGCGATCCACCGTCGCGTCGGGGCTGAGATCTGATCGACGACGACCAGCCGTGTCACTCGGGCTGTCGCGAGAGTGACCAGCAGAAATGCCCATACTGGCGCCATGATCCGATAGTAAGGGTCAGGAACGCTATGTAGTACATCGAAACGGTCGTATCGTCAAGAGGACTTGCATACCCGTACGTAGGGGTATAGGGTCTCTGGCCATGGGAAAGAACGAGAATCCAGACGATGGGCAGCTCAAGCAGATCCAGGATGAGCGTGCCAGGCAGCTCGCACAGGCCCAGGCCGAGCGGGCAAACAAGGAAGCCCTGAAGCGAGCAGCCGACGAGCCTGACCCTACTTGATCTGGGGAATGATGGCGGTCAGAATCCAGCAGAAGAACCCGCCGAGGATCAGTAGGGCGAGCGTGAGAGCGGTCATGCCTTCCAGTGTGCGCGCCTACCAGTTGCTTGTCTGCGCCCACAGATCCTTGAGCGTGGACGAGAGGGTCTCGTGTGGAGAGGAAAGTCGAGCTTGTTTCTTTTCGCCGTCCATCAGGTACCGGCAGGCGTGGACCATCGCGTCAAGGCGGTCAGGGCTTTCTTCCTTGCCCCAACCAGTGAAGGTGACGAGCTGATCTTCAAGGAGTTCATGGCGCCCTATCAGATGCAGACGTCCCTGCTCGGAGCGCATCGCGACGGGCTCACCACGGGTTCGTTTCCCAACCTTCGCGTCGATACCCTTCATGGGTGGGCGACTACCTACGGGGAAGAGACCCTGCCCCACCAGCTCGAAGTAGGCATCGTGGAATACCTGGTGCATCCAACGCTTACCGAGGTTGGACTCATAGATGAGTATATCTGCGCCGAACTCGGCGACCACACGCCAAGCGTGCAGTGCCGCATCCCGACCTACAGCCATCAGGGAACGGTCGGCAAGGACGTACATCTGATTGTCGCGGGTCCGCCCGGCCACGACGACGCCCATCTCGTCATCCTCACCCGTAAGCGATGGGTCGACGCCCACGACCGTGGCAACGAGGTCGTCCGGCGTATCCCATAGCCGGTAGTTCTCCAGGTCCAGCCGGCTGAATAGGGCACCTTCGTACGCCTCGATCATCTCGCCGTAGAGTTCCTGGCGGCCGACGAGGGTTCCCTCGTAGCGAGTCTTCAGCTCCTGCACGACCATGGCCGAGAGGTTGCTGGCGTTGTCGAACGTCGAGCCCCTGATGATGTGCAGCGTGCCGTCCTTGCGGCGTACCCATTCCGTGATCAGCTCGATCGGCTTGGGCGTGGTGGTGACGAACGCCCGCGGGTGGTCGCCGATCAGGTCCGCACGCAGGGACGGCATGATGCCCTCGTACCAGGACGCCTTCGGCTTGATCCACTTCGCGATCTCATCGAGCCAGGCGCCAGCCGCGTTGTAGCCACGCCCGACGTCGGCATCGTCCGCACCCTCGGTGTAGATCTTCGTACCCGAGGGGAACAGGACCATCGGGCGCGGGGACATCTTGTAGCGATGCTTGATCTTGCGTCGGTCGAGCACGCGCAGAATCCCCGCCGGCCCCTCCATGCAGATCGTGCGGGCGTCCGAGAGGGTCTCGGCGATCACGAGCCACTCCGTAGGCGTACCGCGAGCGTCGTAGGGATGCTTGAGGACCTGGTTGACAATCCACTCCGAGCCCGCCCGCGACTTACCGAACCCGCGGCCCGCGAGCGCGAGACAGACGAACCAGTTCCCTGGGGGCGGTACCTGTTCTGGCCGGGACACCCACCACCACTCGCCGCGGGCCATCTCCTCGATCATCCAGGGCGCCTGCTCGGCCAGCCATGCTTCGCGGGCGACGACGGGCATCGCCGCAACTCGGGCTTGCAGGGACATACCCATGCAGGAAGAATAGATCTTGCGTTCTAATCCTGCAATCATCGGCGTTTGGAGTTGACAGGGGAACGTAGGGGTCTGCTAGTGTGGAGCACAGCAAGGAAGCAGCGCGGAATGTTTCTTGACAACTACAAAGCTTGGCCACCAGGTGCGAGTCCTGGCTCTCGATCCTCGTCGTGAGGATCGCGTGGATGGCAGACAGCAGGGATTCTCTGCTGATCTCCCTGGCCGTAGAACGTGGGCTGGCGGCATACGTCAGCCCACGCCATATCCGGAGCGCTCCGACCTAACCTCCCCAGGGATGATCTGGCGCTCCGGAGCAAGCGGCCCCAAGCCGCGTCGTCTCGTAGGGGACGCAGCGCGGCGAGACCGTAGCGGTTCCCTGGTCCCGCTGGCCGATGATCAGGGACTGCCCCCGCCCAAACCGTTCGCAGCTCCTAGCCCCCAATACGGGCGATCATGGAGATAGCTCCGGTACGGGCGGGGGCATACAGAGCGGGTTGGCGCAGAGGAAGCGCGCCGGGCTCATAACCCGGATGTCACTGGTTCGAATCCAGTACCCGCCACGCCTGTGTTCGGGGATGTCGGAGAGTGGCGAAAAGGTAGACGCTTGCGAATGAGTTGCCAACTCATCACTTGGGAGGTTCGATTCCTCCCCTCTCCACGCAACCAGTAAGAGGGCTAGGGTCTAGCTTAGGAGTTTGGATTGCGTACGCGCTAAGCGACCTGGTTGATGGGAAGTCCAGCGACCGCTGGCCTTTCAAAGCCCCCTAGTCCCCATCAGAGTACGCAGTCCTTTGATGGGGGCGCCTTATAAGTGAGAGGCAACCGACTCGCTATAATCTCTATCGGTTGCGCCTGTTTCGGGTAGCTCAATGGAGGAGCACCGACCCACCCCCACGAATTTGCTAGCACCATTCGCGGGCAGCTAAGTCGGAGGTGTAGATCGCGTTCGGGAAAGCTTGCTAGCGAGTCCCTGATCGCCTTCTGCTTATGCGGGTTCGAGCCCCGCCCCGGACACGATCGCATGGCACCTAGAGATGGCCGTGTCCACAACTCCTGGCCCGGGAGGATCAAAGGGCACACGATCCCCTAGCTCATGGATGGCCTACTATGCATGGTATCCATCTCGGTAGAGCGCTCGGCCCAAAGCTGAGAGGTGCCCGGTTCGAATCCGGGGGGGATCTCGGGGGGTCCTGCTGCGAGCAGGATAAAGCGTACGCGAAGACCTTCAGCATGACGACGGTCGTGCAGGCGCCCCCTATGCACTCTCGTAGCTCAGAGGAAGAGCAGCGCACTCTTAATGCGCGGGCCGGGATTTCGAAATTCCCCGAGAGTACGGGTCTGATTTTGTTGGTTTCCCGACCAGGGGGGAGGGTTTCTACCTGTGATCCCCTAAAAATGGAAACCGGCGCCGGCGAGGGAGTTCGGCTCTGCGGTATACGCAATCCGCCCTCAGCCCGCGGGTCAGTAGCTCAATTGGTTGAGCCCGGCATTTCGGCCGGAGTTGTGAGTTCGAGTCTCACCTGGTCCACTCCATACAGAGAGGAGAGATAGCGTTTCGGGCGGTGTCGTAAACCGCGGACGAGTCGCCTTGTGAGGGGTTGTTGACGGTAAATAGGAACCCTCTTCGCGGATAGTGACGTCGGGACGGAAGAAAGGCTCTGCGGTATACGCAATCCTCCCCCGGCGTCCTATGAGCTGGTAGCTCAGAGGTAGAGCATCCGATGCCGGCTATTAAACCGGAGTGCCGAGGTTCGAATCCTCGCCAGCTCACAAGAAAGGAGATCAACATGCCGAACACGCAATAGCCGGAAAGACCGGCTCGCGAGGAGGCATCATGTCGCGCACGGACGCGCATACACCCTGGCACGTTGTCCCGCCCATCGAACGGCTTCAGCACTGGATCAACCGCTGTGGTTGCTCGATGTGTACGGGCAGGGATGAGGCACGCTATGAGCGCCGCTGGTGGCGCCATGAGATTCACCAGCAACTGCACGACGCGCGGAAGGTCGCATCCCAGGATCGAGACGAGATCGATCCGTTTCCGCGCTGCGCAATACAGTTCTGACCCCAGGGAGAGAGAAGTCTGAAGTGGAACGTAATTCCGAACTCGTCCTCGCAAGTCTGCCGAGCATTCCTTCATCGCTGATCGCGGATCTGCTCGATTCCGCGGAATCTCAGCGACGTGAGGCCAACGACAAGCGCTCCAAGGAAGACCAGCTCCGTGACGCCGTCTCGGCGATCCTCGGCGAGCTGGGCGGCCTGAGCGTTCAGGACGATGCCCTGATCTTCGCGGGCGAGAAGTTCATCCTGCCGGCCCAGTACGAAGGCGACATCTCCAAGGCCATCCAGTTCCTCACGAACTACGTCAAGCAGCAGAAGGAGAAGTTCGACTTCTCCAAGACCTTCGACTACCGGCCGTTCGACGGCGCGCACGCCTTCGCCCAGGTCATGAAGAAGATCACCGGCACGACCGGGTTCGGCGTGGTCCGCCAGACCATGTTCGGCCCGCAGCCGCCCGAGTTCAAGACCATCCAGACCGGTCCGAGCACCTCGACGCAGGTTCCCTGGGGATTGGTCAACTTCCCCATGTACGAGGCCACGTTCGACGTGTGCTACGCCATGGATGACGAGAAGGGCGTGCTCTTCCAGCTCCGCGTGAACGCCCCGCGCAGGTGGCGGGGCCACATCCAGGCGATCTTCGATCTGGTCGAGCGAGAGGTCAAGGAGAACTCGATCTACCGGGGTAAGGCGGTCACCGGCCAGGAGTGGCCGGAGTTCATCGACACCTCGGTCGTCGATCGCCGGCAGGTCGTCTACAGCAAGGACGTGATGCGCCAGCTCACGGCGCACGTCTGGGCGCCGCTGCGTCACTCGCTGGAGATGCGCCGTCAGGGCATCCCGCTCAAGCGCGCCGTGCTCTTCGCCGGCCCGTTCGGTACGGGCAAGTCGATGGGCGCCATGCTCACCGCGCAGGAGGCCGTCGCCAACGGCTGGACCTTCGTGATGTGTCGCACGGGCAAGGACAACCCGGCGACCGTGCTCCAGACCGCGGCGCTGTACGCACCGGCCGTGGTCGTGATCGAGGACCTCGACATTCACGCCGCCGGCACGTCCGCGCTGGAGATCTCCAGGCTCCTGGAGATGCTGGACGGCGTCACGAACAAGGGCAACGAGATCATCGCTCTGTTCACGACCAACCACATCGAGCAGATCCAGAAGGGCGCCCTGCGTCCCGGCCGTGTTGACGCGGTCATCAAGATCGCCGGCCTGGACCGCGAGGGCTTCGAGAAGCTGATCACCATCAGCCTCGGCGACGACTTCCTGGAGGGGGGCATCGACTGGGATGCCGTCTCCAAGGCGTTCGAGGGCTTCCTGCCGGCGTTCGTACGGGAGGCCGCCCTGCGTGCGCAGCGGTTCATCATGGCGGAGAACCGTGGAGTGCCGGGCATGATCGATACCGATGCCCTCATCCTCGCCGCCGCATCGCTGCGTCCCCAGTTGGAGCTGATGGAGGGCGCCAAGGAGGGCGCACGCCACACCACGCTCGAAGACGCCATCCGTGGCGTGGTCGACGATTCGCTCAGCCGCACCGCGTATCAGGAAGGGTACGACAAGTTCCACGTCGAGCCGCCGACGATCCTCAACGGTGCGCTGAAGTAGGCCTCACTCTGGGGTAACAGCCCCCCTGCACGGGTTCCGCGACCCGTGCAGGGGGGCGATCTTTTGTCCGCCAAGGGGCAAAATGTCATGCTTGCAAAAGGGGAACGTACCCCTGTAGCATGAATCGGGCATGAGCAATGAGGGAGGGCAATGGAAGCTAAGCCGTCCGTATACATCGCACAAGAGGTCGCCCTCATGTTCGGCGTGAACGTGGGGACGGTCAGAGATTGGGCCAAGACCGGGCGCATCCCGGCGGTCCGGCTCGGTGGCCACTGGAGATTCCCGAGAGAGGAGATCAACCGACTATGGCGAGAGCAAGAGGATCAGGCGTCGACCTCAGCGTGATCGCCAACGCGAACCCGGTCTACGTGCGCGACGACGAGCGCGAAGGCAACTTCGCCGAACTCGTCGACGACATGCGGGACCGGGCGCTGCTGGTACCCATCCTGGTCCTGCCGGACTACCAGATCATCGACGGCGCTCGCAGGTTCGAGGCGGCGAAATACCTGGGGTGGGAAGACATCCCCACGATCGCCACCCGGTCATGGGAGACGATCCGCGACATCTTCCTGAAGGCACGCAAGGCCGAAGCCAACGGAGCGCCCTATCGGCCGATGAGATGGCTGGAGTACTCGGAGATACGCCGGGACATCCTGTTCCAGATCTACAACCAGCAGGTCACGATCCCCACCCGCCTGGCCAGCAAGAAGGCCGGGACGCAGAAGGAAGGGTCCGCAGCCGACCTGGATTTCGGGGAGCTGTTCGGCATGGACGCGAACTCCGCCCGTGCGTGCAACGCCCTGAGCGCCGCGCTCAACCTCGTCGCGAAACGCACCCCTGAGCGCTACCAGGAGGCCGTGGGGATCATTCGGAAGGCCGAGGACGAGGGGGGCACGATCCACCACGCGATACACCTTCTGAAGAGGCTGACGGGAGGTCTCCTGCCCACGCCCGTCGAGGTGGACAGGACCAAAGCGGAGGCGCAACTGCGGGCGCTGGAGCGGGCGTTGCCGACGCTGGAGGGCATGGCGTTGGAGATAGGCAAGGTGGCTCCCCTCAACGGCGGTGTCACCGAGGAAGAAGCCAGGAGCATCCACAACCGACTGCTGGCGGTATCGCGGTACCTCACGCCGCTACGGCAGTCGCTGCAAGGCGTTCTACACCAGGAGAGAGAGAAGCAAGCAGATGAATGAACGAGCTGAGGCTGAATCCTTCGAGCTGGCCGAGTACCGCGGTGCGACCGAGGGCGGCGAGGTCCGCTGGGACTACGTCTACCCGCACGATCTGTCGATCGATCCGCGCGTGCAGCGTCCCCGCCACGAGACGAAGCTGCGCAAGATGGTCGCCGAGTTCGACCCCGTCTGCCTCGGGCAGATCACCGTTTCCGAGCGTCCCAACAAGACGTTGGTCATCCTCGACGGCCAGCACCGCTGGCTGATGGTCCAGGCGGTTGACTACGCCGACCCGCTGGAGGCCAAGATCTTCACGGGCCTGACGCTGGAGCAGGAGGCCAGGCTTTTTCGCCTTTTGAACAACACGACAAAAGCGGGCGCCATGGCCCTGTTCAACGTCGCGCTCTCCGAGGGCGAGCCGCACGCGCTCATGGTGAACGACATCGTTCACCGCTACGGCATGGAGGTCACCTCCAACTCCTTCAAGGCGGTCGGGACGGCGCTGCGCATCGTGCGGCGACGTGAGGGACCTGCCGCGCTGGCCTGGGGCATCGAGGTGTCCCAGCGCACGTGGGGACACCACGTGAACAACATCGACGGCCGCGTGATCGATGCGCTGGCCTCACTCCGGCTGCGCAACGGCATGCACGTCGGCACGGACCAGACGGTCAAGAAGCTGGCCGGCGAGTGCGCCTCGGTGTCCGCGCTGATCGGCAAGGCGAAGGCCTTCCAGACCGTGAACAGCGGGCAGATCATCTCCTCGCTGTGCCAGGTCTTGATCAACATCTACAACAAGTCGGTCAAGAAGGAGGAGAACCGGCTCCCTGACTGGAAGTAGTAAGCTCGTCGGCGGGACGCCGTTGGCCCGGATGATCTTGCAGCCAGCCAGCCCTCATCCACCCTTACTGGGTAGGTGGGGGCTGGTTTTTGTCGTACCCGAGCAGTATGGTCAACTCCTCGCGGGTAGGAGGGGGTACGCGATTTGAACTGCTTGGTCTGCGATGAGAAGCTCCACCCGAGCTTGAACGACGTGGGGACCCATCCACACTGTGACGACCAGGATACGAAGGACCAGGCCCTGGTCGATCTGGCCGAGCACCTCAAGAAGCAGTTGACCGACGCGATCCTGTGGGCCAACGACAACTCGACGCGCTCGCTCCAGGAGGCGATAGGTCCCAGCGAGATCGGCACGCCATGCGACCGCAAGCTGGCCTACAGGCTGGCCGGCAACCCCGTGATCAACGGCCGGCGTGACCCGTGGGCAGCCATCGTCGGGACGGCCGTGCACTCCTGGCTGGAGGAGGCGATCAATCTCTGGACCGATGGAACTAGGCGGGGTGCCGACGATGCTGAGTTCCTTACTGAACGCGAGGTCCAGGTCGATGACCTCGTGCCGGGACACGTCGACCTCTACCAGATCTCGACCAACACGGTGATCGACTACAAGACCGCGGGTCCTGACGTCTTCAAGAAGATCGTCAAGGAGGGACCGCCGGCCGGCTACAAGATCCAGACTCAGCTCTACGGGCTCGGGTACGCTAACGCGGGCCGGAAGGTCGAGCATGTAGCACTGGTGTTCCTACCACGTGCCGGCTGGCTCTCCTCCATGTACGTGTGGACCGACCGGTATCGTCCAGACGTCGCACGCAAGGCGCTCGGGCGGATGTATGCGATCAAGCGGGGGATCGAGATGGTCGACATCTGGCGTCATCCCGAGTTCTACGAGCGAATCCCGGCCGTGAGTGACCATTGTGGATTCTGTCCGTTCTACAAGCGTGCCGGCCTGATGGACGGCACGGAAGCCACCGACGAAGGGTGTCCAGGTGTCTGACGCCATGTACCAGCAGGACCGCCATCCAAGCACTGCGGGAATCGCCAAGTTCTTCGCCTACGATCACCTCCCCACGCGCCTACAGGTCATCAGCAAGCCGTGTCACGACCTCGCGGTGGCGATGATCGAAGCCCTCCCAGACGGGCCGGAGTTGACCGCCGGCCTTCGCAAACTGCTTGAGGCGAAGGACTGTTTCGTCCGAGCCAATCTCCCGTAGTACGGACTGATGGCCAAGAAGAATCCCCCTCCGCCACCCCCGAGTCCAGTATGCCCAGTCTGCAAAGACAGAAAATACTGGAAAGTAGGAGATAAGTTCGTCTACTGCACCAGATGCACCTGATCAAGCCAGGAGGAGCGGGAAGCGTTGGGGGAGAAGGAAGCCGCGCAGGAGCGACAGTCCGATAAGGACAGAGCCGCAGCCGAAGAGAAGCTACGTAAAGACGCAGTCGAGAAGGAACGTCCAAAGTAGAACTAGGAGTTGAGATGAGCGACGAAGAAGACTTCATGGGTGGAGGGTCGAAGACCTTCCCCTTCGATACGGTGGGCGACAGCATCACCGGACGGATCTTGTCGATCTCGAAGCGGCAGCAGACCGACATGCAGACCAACGAGCTTGCCTTCTGGGCCGATGGCAAGCCAAAGCTGATGTACTCGTTCCAGCTTCAGACCAAGATCCGCGAGGACGAGGACGACGATGGAATCCGCGTGATCAACGTGCGGTGGAAGAGCCAGGAGGCCGTACAGAAGGCCGTGAAGCTGGCCGGCGCCAAGAAGCCTGAGGTCGGTGGCATCCTCACGCTGAACTTCACAGGCGAGGGCGTCGCGACCCAGCGCGGCTTCTCCAAGCCGAAGTTCTGGTCCTCGGTCTACATCCCGCCGGACCCGTCCGCGAGCTTCATGGAGCACCAGGACATGGACGCACCGGACGAGCGCACGCTCGGGCTGGGCGCGCGCTCGGGCAGCATCCAGCAGGCTCGCAACGTCGATCACTATGGCCAGCCCCAGGACACCGATGCGCCAGCCTGGGCGCAACCTCAAGCGGGCATCACGCCGGCCCAGCGTGCCGTGATGGATCGGGCGAACGCCAACGCGCAGGCCGCGGTCGACCGTCTGGGCGCGAACACGCAGGCCGAGCGACAGAAATACGGCTTCTGACCTGCACGAGCCCCCAGGAACGGAGGGACCTGGGGGCTCGTGGGAGCAGGGAGAGAAGTCTGCTGGTCGAAATCTTACCGGCAGGTCGGGCTGGTGTCCGAAGGCCAGCAGGATCTAGAGTCAGGGTCACCTCGATGGCTTGCTCCGGAAATGCAAAAGGCCCCCGACTTTCGCAGGCTAGGGGCCGATTGCTTCACAAGGTGACAGTGCCATGCGCAACACAAGCAACACAAGATGGGAGCACCATGGCAGATGATGTGGCCGTAAGTCAAGCCCCTCGCAACATCGCGATCGACTGGTATGACGGCGGATGCTCGGTTGTCCCGATTCGTACCGATGGTTCCAAGCGACCGGTGATCGAGTGGGCATCACTCCAGAAGGAACGCCTAGCCCGCAAGCGGGTCCTGACCTGGTGGACAGACCAGCCGGACGTGAAGACCCCCGGCGTGGCCGTGATCTGCGGGAAGATCTCGGGCAACCTGGAGATGGTCGAGATCGAGGGCGGATGGACCAGTGCCGAGGATCTCTGCGTCGTCAGTGATCACTGCGAGGCCCTGGGCGTGCGTGAGATCTGGGAAGATCTCCTCCATCGCGGGTACGCGGAGTGGTCGCCCTCGGGCGGCATCCACGTCCTCTACCGGCTCTCCGATGGCGAGGTTCCGGGCAACTACAAGCTCGCCTCCACGCCCGATGGCAAGACCAAGGCCGAGACCCGCGGCGAAGGGGGCTACTGCATCGTGGCGCCCACGAGCGGGGACTGCCATCCCTCAGGCGAGGCGTGGACAACCGTAGCGGGCATGCCCGGCCTGATCCCCTACCTGACGATGGCGCAGCGCGACGCGATCCACCAGGCCATCACAGCGGCGCTGGACGAGTCCCCACCAGCACCTCCGCCGGCACCACGGCGCGAGCAGCTCCTGCCGGCCACGCTCGACCGTCCGGGCGACGAGTTCAACGTGAAGGCCGAATGGGACCAGATCCTGCTCCCGCACGGCTGGCAGGTCTCGGAGCGGCGCGGCCAGGAGACCCTGTGGGTCCGGCCGGACAAGAACCGTCGCGATGGCCATTCGGCCAGTACTGGGTATGCGAACGACGCTGATCGCATGTACGTCTGGTCAACGAGTGCGGGCCTTCCGGTCGAGACTCCGCTGAGTAAGTTCTTCGTCTACACGGCCCTCAATCACGGGGGCAACTTCAAGGAGGCGACCAGGACCTTGTCCCGACTTGGATTCGGCACGAAGCAGCAGGCCGAGAGCCTGGACTGGTCAACTGAGCAGTCGAACCGGCAGATTGTTGCGAAGGTCGTCACGACCGATGTCGATGAGCTAACATCTGCGGGGGAGGTACCCCTAACGAGCGTGCGGAAGTACACGTTCACGGACTCAGGGAACGCAGACAGGATGCTGAAACTTCTTGAAGGACGCTTTCGCTACATTCCCCACCGCAACAAGTGGATGACCTGGTATGAGGGACAGTGGATCATCGACCACCGTGGCGTACTGCTGATGGAGGCCATCGACCAGGAGTACCAGAAGCTCTACGCGAAGGCTGTCGCAGCCGACGACGAGAAGGCGATCAAGCACTTCCACGGTTGCCTGTCCGACTCAAGGATCACCGCGACGGCGAAGCGTATGGGCGGTCGGCACGCCGTCTACAGCCGGCCAGAACAGTTCGACGCCACCAGTGAGCTGCTCAACCTCGGCGACTCCACGGTCAACCTGGAGACGATGGAGGTCCACGAGCAGCGCCCTGAAGATCTCCTCACGAAGAAGATGGGCTGCACGTACAACCCCAACGCGACCGCGCCTCGCTGGATGCGCTTCCTCGAAGAGGTGCTGCCCGACCCCGCGATGCGCGACTACCTCCAACGCCTGGTGGGCTACACGCTCACGGGCGAACCGGTCGAGCGCGCGCTGGTCATCCTGCACGGACCGGGGGGCACGGGCAAGAGCAAGCTCATCGAGGTCCTGACCACGCTGTTTGGCGACTACGGCACGACGGCGGCCGACTCGCTCTTCCGCTCCAAGCGCGACCTGCCGGCCGGCGTCTCGAACGACCTCAACGACCTGAAGGGCGCTCGCCTGGCCTCGGTGTCCGAGCTGGACGCGGGCATCCGCATGGATGAAGCTCTGGTCAAGCGTCTGACCGGCTTTGACACCATCACCTCGCGGGGACTGTACGAGGAGAACACGACCTGGCGCCCGCAGTGCGTGATCTGGCTGGCCACCAACCACCACTTCCGGATCACCTCGGACGACAACGCGATCTGGCAGCGCCTGAAGATCATCCCGATGGAGCAGGAGATCAGCGAGGACGCCAAAGATCCTCACCTGCTCAAGCGGCTCATCGCCGAGCGCGACGGCATCCTGAACTGGATGCTGGAAGGTCTCCAGAACTACCGGAAGGTAGGCCTGAAGTCGCCGATGGGCTCGGACGAGGCGCTGGCCAAGTACAAGGCTGAGCAGGATCTTGTCGGCCAGTTCATCAGCGACATGATCACCGAGGGCTGGCTGACCGAGGGCGAAGGCGAGTTCGCGCCCAAGACTCAGGTGCTGGCCGGCTACCAGGCCTGGAGCAAGGACCAGGGCGAGTTCGCGCTGTCGAAGACGCGGCTCAACTACCGCATGGAGGCGCTGGGCTACGAGGGCGTCAAGCGCAGCGGTCGGATGTGCTGGAAGGGCCTGCGGGTCAACGTCGATCGCGGAATGCTGGGAACCCTCTGAGCGAAAGGGACGAGGCTCGCGAGGCCCGGAACCAGAAGGCCCGCGAGCAGCGCGTCCGCGAGGCGGAGGCCCAGCGTCACCTCGAACAGAAGAACAAGCGCGACAGAGAGGCTCAGGAAGAGATCGATAGACAGGATTCCTGATTCCCACACGGGGCGAGTTCACAGAAAGCTTCCTAGGATGGTTCAAATGCGGGAGAGGATCTTGAGCGTTACGGTGCACGACTGTGAGGTGCAGACCTTTCGATCGGGCGGAGCCGGCGGTCAGAACCAGAACAAGCGGGACACCGGCGTACGGATCATCCATCACCCATCGGGGGCGCGTGGAGAGTCGCGCGAAGAGCGCTCTCAACTCCAGAACAAGAAGGCCGCCTTCCGTCGAATGGCGGAGAGCGGGAAGTTCCGGATCTGGGTCCAGGTAGCACTGGGACGTGTGGCCGCCGCGGAGATATCCACAATCAATCTCGATACGATCGAGGCAGACACAAAGGTCGAGATCATGGTAGATGGCAGGTGGATAGATGCCTGAGCGTACCGATCACGAGTATCTGTCTACTGCCTGCCTGCACGCAGGGCATGCCTACTGTCAGTCGAGCTTCGGAAAGGTGGCGGCCTGTTGCAAATTCTGTGCCGCGCCCTGCACGTGCGACTGTCATAAAAGTTACCTGTGCCTATGCCATCCCAAATCCGAGTGGCGCTACGACGAGGTTGCGTGGCGTCGCATAGTCTGGGGCGACCACGCCTGGTACGTCATGGAGCGACACGAACTGTCGGCCGACGTGCAGGCGGACCACGGCGAGCTACGGGTCAAGCTACCGGCAGTTGAGCCTGGAACGTAGATCGCTGGCCTTCGCCTCGATCACCTCAATCGCGCGCAGGGCCTCGGGTGAGGGCTCATGGCCGTCAGGGTGTTCCCAGAGCGCCATCTGACGCATGAGGAGAGCCTGCTGGCACAGCGCCTGGTAGGCCTCTTCCATCTGCCTCGTCAGGCCGGAGTTGACCAGGCCGTGGATCTGATCCAGCCGGCCGGTCAGCTCGTCCTGACGCGCCCAGTCCTCGTGTCGCTCGCGCTCGTGCTGCCTGCTCACCAGAAACCCGAGCACGAGAGGCCCGAGGGCGCCCATCGCGCCGACGATGAGAGCGACGGCGATGGCATCGCTCACAGGACCCTCAGCAACCCGGCCGGCAGGATGATGGTCTCCACGCCGTGCACGACTCTTACCCAGGCCGTCCACATGCCCGCTGTGAGCCCCGTAGACAGCCGGCGGGCAAGGTAGACGGGCCTGACACCCGATGGGTCCGTCTCCCACGTAGCGGCAGCCCACTCGGTTGTAGGTTGCGCTCCTGGAACGACCCATGCCATCGAGACCACATCCGCGGTCGGGTCGACGTAGACCCCATCTACGAGCGCCGAGACCGGCACCTTGATGTAGATGACGGCCGAGTGTGTGAACGTGAGCATCAGGTTTCCTCGCTGACGTCGTGCCTGATCCAGGCGGTGAACGATTCGTTGGCGAGCCACACCAGCTCCAGATCGCCCACCCGCCACGATGACATGGGATCTTCCGTCAGCCATGCGCTCGTGGCGTCCTCGGCCCGCCACGGCGAGAATGGGGCGCCCAGGGTGATGTCTTCATCGGGCGGGAAGGTCACGATAACCAGGCCGGCCGTGAAGCTGTCGGTCAGTCCCGCGCTGTCCGTACGCGCGAAATCTTGCTCGAACGCGGTGGTATCCGTGAGGCCGGCGCTGTCGGTCCGGACCAGGGACTGCTGGAAGAAGGCGTTGTCGGTCAGGCCGGCAAGGTCGGTCTGCGTGACGCTCTTGATAGACAGGACCGTGGAGCTGTCGGTCAGGCCCGCGCTATCAGTGCGGACCAGGTCCTGCTCGAATGCGGCGCTGTCAGTGAGGCCTGCCGAGTCAGTGCGGACCAGGTCCTGCTCGAACGCGATCGTGTCGGTCAGGCCGGCGCTGTCGGTCTGCGTGACCAGCTTGATGGACTGGACTACCGAGGTGTCGGTCAGGCCCGCGCTATCGGTCCTAACCAGGTCCTGCTCGAACGCGGTCGTATCGGTCAGGCCCGCGCTGTCCGTACGTACGAGATCCTGCTCGAAGATCGCGCTATCGGTCAGGCCAGCCAGGTCGGTACGGACTAGGTCCTGCTCGAACGCGGTGGTGTCAGTGAGGCCGGCTGAGTCAGTGCGGACGAGCGCCTGCTGCAAGGCCGTCGTGTCGGTAAGGCCCGCGCTATCGGTACGGACCAGGTCCTGCTCGAACGCGGTGGTGTCAGTGAGGCCGGCCGAGTCGGTGGCCGTCTGGGTGAAGGCGGTTCCAGAAGCGCGGCGTGCCAGAAGAAGTGACACGACGCGCCTCCTCGACTACCTGGGGCTGTTAGGCGTCCGGAGTCTCGCTGGTGCCGGCGCGGACGGAAACGGCGAACTCGGGGGCGATCGGGTTGGTGTTCTGGTAGTCGATGAGTAGCTGTCCGGCGAGGGCCGCGTTGTCGGCGGGAACGGCTACGGGAGCGCCGCCTGCGATGGTGATGACGAGGACGTTGCTAGTGGCCATGATTCACTCCATGTATGCGTCGAAGGTAACTAGGAAGGTTATGACACCTACGGTGGTGACGACGCCCTGGTTCTTGGCGGCGATCACAACGAATTCACCTGCGTTGACGGCGATGGGAGTAGCGAATCTCATGCTCACACCCGCCCCCGTGACTCCTACCGCGGCTGTTGCCGCGTAGGTCTCATAGCCCAGAGCGATACGCCTAGGCGCCTTCGTCGCGATACCTTCGGCCGTAGTCAGAGAGAGCGCCGTACTGCCGAAAGCTACCGAATAGGCGTACAGGACGGGGCCACCCGTCAAGGCGGTGGTGACGGCGCCCTGAATCTGAATTCCCGTGACGTACATCGTGCGCGGGGTCTGCGTCACCGAGCCGGCCGGGTTCTGATATGAGCAGACGATGCCATCAGTCCCGACAGCCAGTGTCGGAAGAGCCGAGAACTGACCGCCGAGCCCAGTGCCAAGGGCCGCGGTCGTGTTCGTCATCGTGGCGCCAGCGCCAGCCGCCAGGTTGTTGGCGTAGCCGGCGGTAGAGCCCATCGTGCCGCCATCCTGGCCCTGCGCGGCGATCAGCCCCATTCCGGCCTGCTGGTCGGGATAGGCCTTGCCCGTATTCAGGTCCTGCTGGGCGACGACAGCGTTCGCGATCTTGAGCTGGACGGCTGCTCCCGCCGTCCCGGTGAACGCCATTCGGATCGAGATGGGCGCGGACAGGGCCTGAAACGGCGGACCGTTGCTCGACGGGACCGGGATGATGCCGAGCAGAATTCGGGGGTCTGAGGTGCTGCTCGCGCCCCAGAACTCGATCCGGTAGTGATTGATGACGATTCTGTAGGTCGTGTTGTCGTTGACGACCATCGCGCCCGGAGCGAGCAGGGTTGTGGAGAACTCGGTGCCGTTGTAGTTGAGGACGCCCAACAGCCCGGAAGCCGCGTTGAACCGGAAGTAGACCCCATCACCGGGCGTGAATGGAGTCGAGCCGAGGTTCGCGGCGAACAGGCCCACCTCGGCTACCGAGTTGGTCGGCATCACGATGGATCGGAATTCGCTGAACTCGAACACCATCGGGCCTTGGCCGACCATGGTGAAGGTCCGATAGGTCTGGTAGATCGCCGCCGCGCCGGTAGTGGTGACAGCGCCGTTGTTGAGGATCAGGTATCCGTTGGCCTGTGCGGTCGTGAATGTCGTGACCGCCGACCGCCAGATGCTTGTGTTCTGGGCGCTGGCGTTGAAGTACGAAGAGAACTGAGGCGTATCGATGCCGACTGACAGCCGGTTGAAGATCGAGGCGTTCGGCTGGCGCAGTACGCGCGCGCCAGTGACCTCTCCATCGTCGACCTCGGCCTGGATCGAGACGTAGCCGGCCTGCGTCTCGACCTGAGGCATGGTCACCTTCAGGTTGCCGTTGGCGTCGACCTCCGCGCCGGTACCGGAAACTACGCCGCGAACAATCGCATCCATGCCCATAAGTTTCAGTTTCCCTTAGTCGGACCAGATCCAGCGAACCAGGAACGTGCCGGTCATGCGCTGCGTCGACCTTGCGTTGATGGTAAAGCCAGTGCCGGCGGTTGGGACCGTACAGGCCAGCCCGACCAGCACATTCGCATAGCCGGCATCGGATGCGGTGTGGCTGCCCGACACTTCGGCCATCATGAACGCCTCGACGGAAGACGTCGCGGAGATGGAAGTCTGCCCAGTGACGACGAGGTTGGCCTCATTCAAGCCTGGATGAGCGCCGAAGTTGATGGTTCCTGAGCCGATTCCTGTTGCCATTTAGACGCCTAGGAACTTGGCATTCCACGTAATGACAAGGGTGTCGGTGGCCGTCTTGTTGATGGCCGTGAAGGTGATCCGATGCGACGTGTTGGCCGCCGTGCTCGTGGCGTCCGTACCGGCGTCGTTCACGATGACCGACTCGGCGATCGCCGCGTTGGTGGCCACACCAGCGCCCCAGGTGGTCTTGTACTGCCCGTTCACGCCCAGGCCGGCGCCGAGGTTCTGGGTGACTGGGAAGGTCGCGTCGAATGCCTTGTTGGAGGCCGCGATGTAGGTCACGAGAGCCGCGCCCGCGCCAGCCTTCGAGGGCGCCGTCACGCCCGTGCCCAGCTTCATGCCGGTCATCTTGGTGGGCTGCGCGGGAGCCGCCGGAGTGACCAGCGCGATCGCCATGCCCGCGTAGTAGAGGTCGCCAGCGTCGGTGATGAGGTTGCCGCCGCGACGCTCGTCCTTGAGGTTGCCGTTCTCATCGAACAGTTGGATGAGGACGTTCCCCGTGAAGACTGGACTGGCCTCCGGCTCGAACACCTCGATCTGGACGGCCGGGACCACAACGAGCGGCTCTTCGGGGTAGTCAATCACGAGGGAATACCGGCCTTCCCGTGCTCGGTGGGCCATTCGCCCGTGGCTTCCTTGTGAAGGTTGGCGCACAGGCCCTGCGGGTCCTTCGGGAAGTACTTCGTCAGATGGCGCACGCACCGGTCAAAGGAGCCCTTGACTCCCCAGCCGATCTTCGCGGCGCCCGCACCGTGAGCCCAGTACTCCTTCAGGCGGGTCGGATCGCCCGGGTGAAGGTCGGTACCGAACTGGTTTATCCATGCAGAAAGCTCAGCACAGTCGAGGTGTGCGCCTTGACGGCGGGCGATCGACATGCTGAGCTTTCCGGCCATGCCCTAAGACTAGGGCCTATCAGGCGTTATCCATAGATCCAAACCGCGGAGCAACTTCGGCGGCGATGCCATTGGTGATGACCTTCTCGACTTCAGGGTCGGAGATGATCTCGTTGATCGTCCCCATGTCCAGGCGTAGATCGTCGGGAACGTCGGCGTCCCAACTGGCGATCTTCGCCTTGTCGCGCCTGGCCATGGCGATCATCTCGGTCAGGACAGGGTCGACGTGCGGGACAGGAAGCCCATCGGACAAGATGCCGAACACGGACAGGAGCTTCATCGGCACCTTGTGGCCGGCCCCGTAGTGCTCGCCGATGTGGTCGAGCATCTTCTTGGGCGCGAGATGGGGCTCCCCGGGTAGGAGCACGCACTCCACGCAGACGTAGCCGCCCTCGCAGTGCTCCAGCACGTAGAGGTCGCACTCGGGCGCGAACCGCGCGTAGGCCATCAGGCCTCCTTCCTGGGCAGGATCGGCTTGGCGATGTCGCGGTGCAGGACCTCGACGTCGATAAATCCTCCGTATACATCGACGAACTCCTCGACGATAACGACAGATCGATGCCTTCCGCCCGAGCAGCCAACAGCGACCGAGGAGATCCCGCAGTTGCCGGGAAGCACGCCAGCCAGCAACTCCACAATCCCCAGTGCGTTCCTTGTCCTCATGACAGAGCGTTGCACGGCCCTGTTGAGGCCGGTCAGCTCGACCAGGTCTGAGTGATCCGCGGGATCGTCCATGATCCTCCGAAGGTCGATCGTCACGTCGGCCTCCGGCGGATCGCCGTGGCGATAGCCGAACGAGATCAACTTGATCATTGCTCGTGTCCCTCGTCGACCCACCCGCAAAGACCCGCGCAATCATCATGGAAGCCGGCCAAATGGGCCTCCTGGTCATACTGCTTCTCCTCGGCCACGGCCGAACTCTTCTCGTAGCGTCGGAGGCTGGCCGTCAAGGACGCGATCGGATCTTCTTCCTTATCGTCTGATTGCTTCTCCTCGGCCACGCTCCTCTCAACCAGGTAGCAGAAGGCGACCCCCTCGTCGGTGGGTTCCAGCCAGTAGTCGTTGTCGAACTTGAGGGACCGTCCGTTCTTGACCATGAATTCCTGCTGGAGGGTAGAGAGGATAGTGCTCAGGTCCTTGGCGCTCACGGGAGCCGTCAGCTCGAACCTGACCGTCGTACGTACGGACACCACCCTGCGATAGGTGGTCATCGCTCCTCCTCGGAGAAGTAGGTATCGCGCAGGGCGATGTACTCCTTGCCGCCCGGCATCTCGCCGAGGACCGCATCAGCCTGATCCTTGGTCAGGGACTCGGGCTCGGCCCACTGGCAGAAGCCAGAGTCGTGATCCTCTTCGTGATCCTTCTCCAGGACGCAGAAGCCCCCATGCGAGCAGTACTGCTGGCATTCGCTCATGACAGCTCCATCCCGGGCGGCAGGGCGATCTCGAAGGATGCGGAAACCTCCGACACCTCAGGGTTCTCGGTATCAAACACGTACCAGCTCTGCTGGGGAGCGGCGGCATCGTTGAGAAGGAACGACGTCTGATCCTGCGTGTTGCAGTCCAGGCCCTCCAGGCGGAAGCGCTGCTTGCCCTCCTCGTTGAATCGAACCTCGGTGTAGCGGTAGTGAAGGTGTCCGTGGAAGTAGTAGCTCGGACGGAGGACCTCGATAGCCCGCTCCAGGCGTTCCTGATTCGCGAAGCACTCCACGAATTCCTTGCGGTTCCAGCCCGGTGTGGACGAGCGGGGCTTGTCGTGGGCGAGCATCACGTCGACCGTCTCGGGCGCCGCCCGGTCCAGGATCTCCTCCATCTCCTCGTTGGTCATCTCCTCCTCGGGGAACCAGAGCGACTCGGGCTTGCCGGTCTTGGCCTCGCGCTCCAGCCGGGACTCCTTGTCCACGCTGTACGCGCCACCGAGGGAAATGAACTGCTTTCCGCCCCACTCCCACTGGTGACCGCGGGGGGAGTAGCGCACGTATGGGCGCACCATCAGGAAGCCCTCACCGTCGCCGGTCTCGGCCGTCCAGCCGTACTTCTCCAGCAGCAGGGACGTCTTGTCGTGGTTGCCGTCGAGGAAGTAGATGGGAATGTTCTTCAGGTTCGCGTTCAGGTTCGCGCGATCCAGGAAGTTGATCCCCTCGTTCATGTGCTCCCAGTAACCGAAGTCGCCCAGCACGAAGATGCGATCGCATCCCTCGCGCTGGGCGACCTGGAGCAGGTAACGCACATGGGAACCATCCCCATGCGTGTCACCTGCCATCAAGATCTTCACTACTTTTCCTTCCGCTTCCTGATCTGATCGGCGAGCCTCCTGGCCGCCTCGCGCGCGTCGGCTGCCTGCTTGGCTGCGGCGGCCTGCCTGGCAGCGGCGCGAGCCGCCTTCTCGGCTCGGTCTGCGGCATCCTTGGCGGCCTTGATGCGGGCGTCCTCCGCCCGCTTCTCGTTGTCCTTCTTGACCAGCTCCGCGGCTGCTTCCGCGACGAGCCTCCGGCGAGCTGCTTCGAGTTGGCGCTTAGCCTCCTCGCGGCGCCTGAGGGCGTCCTCGGACTGTCTACCGCCGGTGCGATCTCCCGGCATGGACTCCTCAGCTCCTCTCCGCGAGCCTTCGCTCCCAGGCGTTTATCCCCGCGACGTAGGCCGGGTACTTCTCGATCGCGTGCTCGTTGGCCTTGGTGATGGCCACGTCCAGCGCGAAGGTGTTCTGCTCGATCCACTCTTCATCGATGTCGGAGTTCTGCGGTATCGGAATGAGCACCCCGCTCGACTGCCGGCTGTAGTGGTAGTCCACCTCGATGTACCACTTGTCGACGTCGAAGCGCTTGACCTTGATCGGGCGGTCTCGCGCGTACTCGGTCAGGTAGGGACCGGAGCCGGTCAGCTCCACCGTGTAGACCGTGGCAAGCGCGGTGGCCATCACGTGCTGATCCCAGCCCTCGGGCAGCTCCTCGATCATCTCCTCGATCATCTCCGTCCATTCCTTGTCACGAGCCAGTACAGGCTCAGCCCGGTGCCAATTCCGAGCAACGCTCCGGCGATCACCCGCCCCCACGAGCCAGGACTGGGGTGGCTGGTCCCGATGACCGCGCCCCCCGTCACGGCGCACATGATCGCGATGATCAGTACCTGGTACTTCACAACTTTGCTTCCCATCCCTCCATCATACCCCTACGTTCCCCCCAGACTCAATCACATGCCATGGCCGCGGCCATGATGGCGGTTGCGGACCAGCGGACGATCCGCACCGTCCAGATGGCGCCGGTGACCACGGCTCCGATCGGTACGGGACCGGTCGGACCGGAGGTGTCAGGACTGGGCGATTACCTCGTAGTCGTCGGGGCCAAGCCACGCGAAAAACTCGCTATAGCGGTGACCGAAGTAGCGTCGGGTCTCTCCGGCCTTGGTCACCTCGAAGCCGTAGACCTGCACGTAGATGCGGCCGTTCCGCCGGGTCTCGGTCCTCTTGACCTCTTCGATTCGCATCCGAAAGGCCCGCGCGTTCCCGAGTGCGCCACGAGGAACCAGGACGGTGTCGCCTTTGTGGACTTCCTTCACGTCGGCCACGGTGGCCTCCTTCCTGGCCTGCATGGCAGGTCCTTTCGTCAGAGGGGGTCGTGCGTCTTCAAGAGG